ATGTTCAACAGTTTACTTCTTGAAATGGCAATCACCCGTTCGCAAATTTCAAAGCGTACTCTTGCAAAAAAGCTCGGCATATCGGAGCAAGGGCTTTATAACAAGCTGAACGGCATTAGCGAGTTCAAGGCAAGCGAGATCCGTGCCCTAACCGATGAGCTGTCTCTGTCCGCGCAGGAACGAGAAGATATTTTTTTTGCAAAAGGGTGATTATTTATCACTCTTCGGAATGAGAGGTACAGCATGGAAAGCAAAATGCAGATATTTGATAGTGCCCAGTTTGGGCGGATTCGCACATTTGATGTCAAAGGCAACCCATGGTTCGTGGGCAGAGATGTCGCAGTGGCTCTTGGGTATAAGGAAACCGCGAAGGCTGTTCGTGAGAAAGTGGACATCGAAGATAAAGGGGTGTCCGAAATAGACACCCCCGGCGGTAAACAGCAAATCACAATCATCAATGAATCCGGCCTTTATTCCCTTATTATGTCCAGTAAGCTACCGTCTGCCAAGCAGTTTAAGCGCTGGATTACATCTGAAGTATTACCCAGCATCCGTAAAACTGGCGGTTACATAACCCCCGAATCCGTACAGTCGAGCGGCCCCATCAGCCCACGGCCAAAGTTTCTCAGTCAAAGCGTTGCGGAAATGATGGCCGAGGCAAAAATCTGTGATTCCCGTGTTTCCTTGGCAAATCAATGGCTGACACTGTTCCAAATCGCCACTGACCCAGAGATCAAAGAAACTTGCATGCTAAAAGCCGCATCCGTGCTGAACGGCGGCGTGGACATTACATCAAAGCCATCAAACCCGACGACCTTGTCCTCTGGTGAAAACACGGCATCGGCAATGTCAGTTTCGCAGGGCGACCACGAGCTGCTGAACGCCCGTCAGGTCAGCGAGCTCATCGGCATCGCACCGCAGCGTATCGGAAGACTTGCAAATCTAAATAATCTGAAAACCGATGAATATGGCGCATGGCTGGAATACGATGGCCCGTTTGGTAAAAAACGCAGATTTTTATATAACCGCAAAGGCGTTGAACACCTGCGTGAAATCACTCAGAAATAGTACATCCAACAGAGAGGTACAGCATGGAAAGCATCACAATCGACTTCGATAGGATTCCAGATAAAGAAAAGCGAGTTCTGGGCGACACGCTCTTTACGGCCTGCAAGGCGTTCTACGAGAATCCTGACAACCTTGCCCGGTACAACGCATGGAAAGCAAAGAGGGAGGCCGCTCATGTATAAGATCGTGAACCTCACGGGCCGCATATCGCTTTTCTTTGTGATTGAAGTCGCTATGTACTACGCCATGTTCGACCCGCTTCTTCGCGTCTTTTTTGATCTCCCCATTAACCCATTGATGTTCATCGCATCGTGGGCGCTCCTGCTTGTCGCCGCCATCATCGACGATACGATTCTCCCCGTTTTCAATTACGACAAGGGCACCGATGCCCACGTCAAATAAATTTTGGAGGTAACACACCATGATCGAACTGAAAGTAACCGTTGACGCTCCCGAACTGAGCGCCGCCATCAACCATCTGGCCGAGGCCATCGAAAGCAAGGGCGCTGACGCCCCCGCCGCTCCGGCAAAAAACTCCCGCAGCAAGAAAGCTGCTGCCAAAACTGCCCCGGACGCACCTGCGGTTTCTGCTCCTGCCCCGTCTGAGCCTGTCACTCCCCCGACCCCCGTTGAACAGCCCGCCGTGACATCTCAGCCCGTGCAGACCCCCGTCATCACTCCTGCACAGCAGCCTACTCCTGCCGCTCCCATGGCCACGCCTATGATGCCCCAGCCCGTTGCAACAGCTACTCCCGTGATGACCCCGCCTGCTGCTCCTGTGGCCCAGCAGTTCATCCCTCAGCCTACCACTGCACCTGCTCCCGCTCCCGTCGCTCCGGCACAACCTCAGCAGAGCAGCGTCACCCTTGAGCAGATCATCAACGCCGCCATGCCGCTGATGAACAGCAACCCCGCATTTGCTATGCAGTTGCAGGGCATCCTCGCAAAGTACGGCGTTCAGGCCGTCACGCAGATTCCTAAAGAGTTTCTGCCCAATGTGGCTGCTGATCTCGCCGCCCTCGGCGCAAAGTTTTAAGGGTGCTGAGATGACGGCGTGGGAATATGACGCCATGCAGGCGTTGCTAACTCGTAAGGCCCAGAACAACCCACACAGCGGAAAACGCGCCGAGGGGTATATGGATGGGATTCTCGCGGCGAAAAGTGTTCTTCACGCTTTTTATCAACAGCAGGAAAAGGAGAAAGCAAATGGCAATCCCTGAAATTCACGCCAAATGTGGCGCGTCCAATGCGCACCGCTATCTGGTCTGTACTGCGTCGCCTACGTTTGAGGCGCAATTTCCGGTCAGTACGAGCGTCTATGCCGAGGAGGGTACGCTGGCGCACAGCATTTGCGAGTTGTTCGTCAAGACCCGTGGCGATGTGGATGCAATGGCTGAGGAGCTGCGTCCCCTGCAGCGGAACAAGCTCTATCAGCCCGAAATGCTGACCTGTGCCAAGGTCTACTGCGACTGGATTATGGAAAAGGCGCTGGGCTACACCAATCCTCCGGCAATTATGACGGAGCAGCAGGTAGACTTTTCCGATGTTGTGCCGGAGGGCTTCGGTACTTGTGATTGCGTGATGATCGGCGATGACACGCTGAACATTTTTGACTACAAACACGGCAAGGGTGTCCGTGTGGATGCCGTGGGCAATTCGCAGATGCGGCTTTACGCCCTCGGTGCCCTTGCGAAGTACCGCCCCCTGTACGGCGACACCATCAAAAAGGTGCGCATGACCATCATCCAGCCCCGAATCAGCGCCGACCCGTCCGAGGATGAGATGACCGTGGATGACCTGTTGGCGTGGGGCGCCGAAATCCATCCCCTCGCTGTGGAGGCGTTCAACGGCCCCGGCATATTTGTTCCCGGCGAGCACTGCAAGTTCTGCCGGGGCAAGGCAAAATGCCGCGCCCGTGCCAACATCAACACGGCGCTGGAAGATTTCGCCGCGTGTGTACCTATGGGTCGCGTCCCCGCCGATGAACCGAAAGACAACATCACGCGCCGCGCGATGGGCCTGCAAAAAGCGCTGACCGATGAAGAAATCGGTCAACTGCTGACGCGCGGTCAGTTTTTGGTGAGCTGGTATGACGATCTGAAAGCCTATGCACAGCAGACAATTCTCGACGGCGGTGAAATTCCCGGCTGGAAAGTCGTTGCAGGCCGTAGCGTCCGCGCGTTCCATGACACCGATGCCGCGTTCCAAACGCTTATCAAGGCGGGCTACGATGAGGCCATGCTGTATGATCGCAAGCCCGTTTCCCTGTCCGAACTGGAAAAGCGGCTTGGCAAGAAAAAGTTTGCCGAACTGCTGGCCGACCAGATTGACCGCCCGATGGGCAAGCCGACGTTAGTTGACGAATCTGACAAACGCGAACCGTACAACAGCGCTGCCGCTGATTTTGGAGGGGTTTAACCAATGTTCGACGATTACGACCATATCACAATCAGCTATCACCATCGGGACGATGGCTGGTTTGAGATGGAGCTATATCTGCCGCTATTGGTTGACTGCCCCAAAAATAAGATGCCTGCCATCCTCTCCCAATTCGTCAAGGACGAAAAGTGCGAGGATAAGGCCAAAAAGCTGCTGGCCTACTGGGAGCGGCAGCGCGATAAGTACGAGCGTGACCGCAAGGATGCGGCAGATGCCTATGTGAACATCTCTACTGAGGTATCAGACCTGCAAACCGTCATCCGCACCAAAAAGCACCCTGTCGGCACTCGACTGTCCAATGCCGAATTGCAGGATGCTAAAAAGCAACTTGCAAGCAAAAAAGCTCTTAAAAAGCGCACCTACGACACTTTGAAATTCAGCTATGACCGCAAAACCCGGCTGGACTTCTTTATCGAGATGCTGAAATGTCACCCCAAATTACAATGGGTTTTCAATTCTGAGGAGGTACAGAAATGAAAGTTGAGAAAAACAGCCCTCTGGCCCAAATGCTCTTGAAACTGGCCGCTGAGCATGACCCGAAACTGCGCGAGGCTATCCGCAACGGCGAGGTTGAGGGCGTGAACATTATCGCTGTCGGCGGCGCACCTGATGGCGAAGTCAAAGAACTGCTGGAATCTCTCGCCAAAGACGAGGATGACTGCAAAAATTGCGAAAACCGCGATGGGTGTGAGGACGCCAAGACGGCTACACCCTGCGATGATACTGAGGATGCGGACGGTGACATCAGCATCGTTGATGAAATTCGCAGTATCGCCAATGACCCGGACATTCCTGAAAGCATCGCGGCCCCGGCCCGCGTCGTTTTGGTATCTGCCGAACTCGTGGACATTTTGAACTCTGTCCCGCGTATGGTTTCTCCGAAACGGATGCGCCCGTACACTGCCCGCCGTGCGGCAATGCTTGCCGATGTCAGCGCTACTATCTGCCGCGCTCAGACCGACATCCTCGATGCCATGCACCGCTACTCCGAATTTGCCGAAATCACCGATGCCTATTTCGATGATAGCGACGAAGAAAATACAACTGAAACTGAATAAGAAAGGAAATGTGTCATGTATAACAACGATGCACAGAGATGTTTGACCGGCGAAGTTCGCCTGTCCTATGTCAGTCTCGACAAGCCCCGTCAGCCGCAGGGCGGCGTGGGTGATGCCAAGTACAGCGCCACGCTGTTGATTCCTAAGACCGACACCGCCACTATCGCCGACTTCCGCAGTGCCATTCAGGCGGCGGCTCAGATCGGCGCGGGGACGCTGTGGGGCGGCATTATCCCGCCGAATCTGGATTCCATCATCCACGACGGCGACGGTGTGCGCCCCAGCGGCATCCCGTTTGGCGATGAATGTCACGGCTGCTGGGTCATCACCGCCAGCACCAAAAACAAGCCGCAGGTCGTCGGGCAGGACAACATCAACGTAGAACTGGCCCCGCAGGACATTTACAGCGGCATGTATGCCCGCGTGACTGTCCGCTTCTACCCCTTTAACACCGCAGGCAAGCGCGGTGTCGGCTGTGGGCTGGGCAACGTAATGAAAACCCGTGACGGTGAGCCGCTGTCTGGCGGTGCATCTGCCGCCGCTGATTTCGCGGGTGTCGGCAACGCCGTAGCCCCCGCCGCTCCCATGCAGCAAGGCTGGCCGCAGGCAACCCCTACGCCGACTGCCGCTTCGGCTGCGCCCGTGTACCAGCCGCCCTACTCCGCGCCTGCCGCGAATCCGGCACCATGGAACGGCGCTACACAGATGTATCCCACTGGCGGCGCTGTGAATCCGCTTACCGGGAATCCGATGTAATCGAAACACTCCCTTGCAGGGTGCGTGATGCCCTATTCGACCCAGCTACCACGCTTTTCGGCAGGGTACTGGTAATTAAATAACCATCCACCTCTTTCTATACCGGGAGGGGCTGCGGCCCCTCCTCTTATGTACTCGGATAGCTCAATGGCAGAGCAAGCGCGCGAGGTCGGTTCAACTCCGGCTCCGGGGCAGAAATCAAGAGGAAATACAAGCCCGTACATAAAGGAAAGGAATCTACAAATGGGCTTTGCAACTTTGCGTAAAACCGTCTGCACCGATATTGACATCGGTACTGCCCTGAAAGAAATCACTTCCAACCCGCATATTGGCGATGCACTGGCCTTTGACCTGCTGGATGGCCGTCACATTGAGTGCGCCGTCACTGACATCGACGATAAGGCCATCCGCTTTGATTCTGTGGATTGCCTCGGTGACGACATGACCTACGGCAAGGTCGAAAAATGGCTTGACCGCATCGATCATCTGATGCCCGATGAACTGCGCGAGGCCATCGTTGATACTGAGCGCAAGCACACCATCGACGGCAAAAAGGTATGCCGCCTTGAGCGCTTATTTCTGCCCGCCGCGTCTGAACTGTTCAGCGGGGATGCTGTTCTTGGCGACGACGGGCTGTACAAGCAGATGGATTGGTACAAAGATCGCCGCCATCGCATGAAGATGGACGAACACGGCGGTGATTCAACTGCCTATTGGACATCTTCTCAGCGCTCCGGCAACTCCTCCTACTTCTGCAATGTGCACAACACCGGCAATGCGCACAACTACAACGCCTCCTACACGTGGCTGTCCGCGCCCGTCTGCTTCCGTATCCGTAAATCGTAATTATCCCCGCGCCCCTTGTGGGCGCGGCCTATGCGGATTCCCTTATAAATAAGGAAAGGAAATGCCCAAATGAAAACCAGATTTGACAGCGCCGAGATTTGGCGCACAAACAATGATACGGCTGTAAGTATCAAGGAACTGGAAACCTCGCACCTTATGAACATTGTACGGATGCTCCTGCGCCGCCCCGAAACCGTGCAGACGATGCTCGTCTGCGATATTGAGCGCCAGACCCGCAATGTTTGGAGAGCGAATGATCTTGTTGACGAAGATGCCGTCGCATCTATCCACAATGCCACTTCCATGACTCCTCGTGAGATTGTTCAGTGGGTACAGGGTACGCCCCTGTTTACGGCTATCGTCATTACCCTTGAGGGGCGTGGGGTCAACACCTCCGTGCTGATTGGCTCGGTTTTGGCTGAACTCGGATATGAGGAGAACGGCAATGAGTGAACAGCTACACCATCTGAGTATCGACCTTGAGACTTACAGCACCGTCAGCATCGGCGCGGCGGGGTCATACCGATATATCCTCGACCCGTCTTTTGAGATTCTGCTTTTCGCGTACAGTCTCGACGGGATGCCCGTTGAGGTCATCGATGTGGCAAGCGGGCAGGTTATTCCCCTTTGGCTGAAAAATGCCCTCAAAAATCCCTTGTACATCAAACACGCCTACAACGCGGCCTTTGAATGGTTCGCTCTCAGCAAGTATCTGGGATGGCTACCCCCCGATCAGTGGCGCGATACGATGCTCCACGCGCTCTACTGCGGATACCCGGCATCTCTGGACGCGGCGGGCAGGGCGATGGGTCTGCCCGAAGATAAGAAAAAGTTGACGACGGGCAAGGCCCTTATCCGCTATTTCTGCGTTCCCTGCAAGCCCTCCAATGCCAACGGAAACCGCACTCGCAATCTTCCTCGGCACGACCCCGCCAAATGGAAACTGTTCAAGGAGTACAACGGGCAGGACGTTGTAACCGAAATGGAAATTGACCGCCGCCTGTCGGCGTTTCCCGTGCCCGCGTTTGTGCAAAAGCAATGGGAAACCGACTTGACGATGAACGCGCGGGGCGTGGCCGCTGACATGGAAATGGTGAGCGGCGCTCTCGTCATCGGCGCTACGGTCAAAAGCCAGTTGATGGCTGAGGCCCGCCAGCTCTCCGGGCTGGACAATCCCAACTCCATCAAGCAGCTTGCCCGATGGCTGACCGAGGCCACGGATGGCGACACGGAAATTACCAGCGTCACTAAAGAAACCGTCGCCACGATGCTGAAACAGCCTCAGCCCGCCAACGTGCAGCGGATGCTCGAAATCCGGCAGGAACTCGGCAAAACCAGCACCAAAAAATATGATGCGCTGGAAACCTGCATCGCCGACGATGGCCGCGTCCGTGGCCTGCTCCAATTCTACGGGGCGAACCGCACCGGGCGCTGGGCGGGCCGTCTGGTGCAGGTGCAGAACCTCCCCCGCACCTATACCCATCCCCTGCCCCCGGCGCGTCAGCTCGTCAAAGACCGCAATATCGACGGCCTGCGGCTGATGTACGGCAGTATCAATGATACGCTGTCGCAACTTATCCGCACGGCCTTTGTGGCGACCCCCGGCAATGTCCTGATCGATGCCGACTTCTCGGCTATTGAGGCCCGCGTCATCTCGTGGCTGGCGGGGCAGGAATGGCGGCTTGAAGTTTTCCGCACCCACGGCAAAATCTATGAAGCGTCGGCATCGCAGATGTTCCATGTGCCCATTGAGAAAATCAAAAAGGGCAACCCGGAATACGCTCTGCGGCAGCGCGGCAAAGTCGCAGAACTGGCCCTCGGCTATCAGGGCGGCGTCAGTGCGATGCGCCGCATGGACACCGGGCACAACCTCGACGACCTCTCCGATGATGAAGTCAAGGGCATTGTGGACAGATGGCGCGAAACAAATTCGATGATACGCGATTTGTGGAACATCGTTGATTCTGCCGCCGTCACCGTCATCACCAACGGCGGCGCACAGACCATCCGCTCCGAAACTACCGATGCCGTAATCACTCTGGCTTGTGAACTGGATGTCATCACCGGCACTCGGTACATGACGATTCTGCTGCCATCCGGGCGCAAGCTGTATTACCCGTCCCCCGAAATCGGCGTAAACCGCTGGGGCAATCCCTCGGTCAGCTATATGGGTCAGAATCAGACGACCAAACGATGGGAGAGGGTCGAAACCTATGGCGGCAAGCTCGTGGAGAACATCGTACAGGCCATCGCCCGTGATTGTCTGGCAATCGCCATTGAAAATCTGGAGGCACAGGGCCTACACGTCGTATTCCACATCCATGATGAAGTCGTCATCGACACTCCCGCATGGGCCGATGAGGACACGATGCTGGAAACCGTCACCAAAATAATGACAAAGCCTATCCCATGGGCGCAGATGCTCCCCCTCAACGCGGATGGCTGGGTCGATAAATACTTCAAAAAGGACTGATTGCCGTATGAAAGCGTTAATTCATCTTGACCAGAACGGCAAAAAGGTCATGGAACGGCGCGTCCATGAGGCCGTTATGAAAGAACGCGCCGACATCAGCACCCGCGCTCAGTACGTTTGGGCGCTATCCATGCTCCAATGCGACTTATCGCCGCGCACTGTTCAGCGCGTGGCAGATCATTTCGAGGCGGTGCTGGACAAGTACATGGAATATCAGACCGAGGATTTAGGCGACCTGTTCATGCGCTCGATGCTCCACGATTCGGGCGTTGAGGTCAAGGCGACCAGCCGAGAAAGGAAACGTAAAAGAAAATGAGCAAGGTACAAATCACCGCCTTTACCGGCGAATACCACTTTTTGAGCAACTACTGCGCCTGCCCTATCACCATTGATGGGCTGACCTATCGGAGCGCCGAGGCCGCTTTTCAGGCGGCAAAATGCAATGTTCCGATTGATCGCGCGGCGTTCTGCACTGTCCCGCCCAATGTAGCAAAAGCCATCGGGCGCAAAATCAAGCTGCGCAAGGGATGGGAGAAAGAGCGTGACGGCATCATGGCCGATGTCATCCATGCGAAATTTTCTCAGAATCCAGCCCTTGCACAGGCTCTTATCGACACCGGCGATGCCGAGTTGATCGAGGGCAACACATGGAACGATAACTACTGGGGTATGTGCGGATGTACCCGCTGCCGCAGTGAGGGCGCCAAGGGCCTGAACAAGATGGGCAAGATTCTGATGGCCGAGCGGACACGGCTGCAGGCGGCTACACCCGCCGTAACCGAGGAGGGCTGACGATGGTACACCTCGGAGACATTACGAAAATGAGCGGGTACACTATCCCGCCTGTAGATGTCATTACATTCGGTTCACCGTGTCAAGACCTTTCCATCGCCGGGAAAAGGGCCGGTATGGCCGGAGAACGCTCTGGGCTGTTCTCTGAGGCTGTCCGCATCATCCGCGAAATGAGATACGCCACTTTTGGCGCGTACCCCAAATACGCTGTCTGGGAGAATGTTCCCGGCGCGTTCAGTTCAAACAAAGGAGAAGATTTCCATGCCGTCCTGCAAAGCCTCTGTCGGGTCATCGACCCCGACGCTACTATTCCTAGACCTACGGACGCACGGGGGGGGATTAAATGGCCCCGCGCCGGGGCAATTCTGGCAGACCACTACTCGCTGGCGTGGCGAACAATGGATGCCCAGCACTGGGGCGTTCCCCAACGTCGCCTGCGCATCTCGCTTGTCCTCGATCTTACAGGTGGGCGTGCCGGAGAAATACTATTTGAGCCGGAAAGCCTGCGAGGGCATTTTGCGCCGGGCATCACGCCGGGGCAAGCAGTTGCCGGAGCTGTTGAAAACGGCGCTGGAACAGCAGATTGCACAGATGCCATCCCCGTAAACCTCCAAATTGCGACCCGTCACAAATCACTCGGAGAGAGAACGGGTCTTGGCGTTGGGCAGGCAGGTGATGCCGCCTATACATTGCAGGAGGGTCACGAGCATGGGGTCTGCTGCCTTGATGATGCCAAAGCCTATACCTTAAAAATCCGCTCTGGGTGCGAGGGCGGCGGCAAGGGCGCATTGGTACAGACCGAAAAAAGCGCAACCTCTCCACATTGCAAGACCAGACGCTTTTTGTGGCAGAACCGCCAAAGGCATACAGTTTTGATAGTTTGGCATCCAATTCCATGAAATCCAGCAACCCGCACAGCGGGTGCCGCGAGGTTGAAATCGCAAAGACCCTCGACACCTCGCCGCCTGACCCTGCAAAGAATCAAGGCGGCATCGCTATACTGGACGCTCTGCCGTTCGATACAACGCAGATTACCAGCCCGCAGAACGGCAGCAATCCACATTTTGGCGACCCCTGCCACCCGCTGGCCGCTACGGCGCACCCGCCCGCCGCTGTGTGCATTGACTGCCGCAATATGACTGCCAATGAGGAACTGTCAGCAACCTTGCAAGCAAAAGGCAATGGCGGGCAAAGCCTCAACTACATCAATCCCGTAGCCGAGCCGCTTATCTATGATGCGCGGGGCAACGGCGACGGCATCACATCCCCTACCATGACCGGCGACCACAATAGCCGCGTCACCGATTATACAGCCATCACTTTGCAGGGCGATACCGTAGCAGGTGCGTTACTGGCCCGCGATTATAAGGGTCCCGGCAGGGCAGATTCTCTCGGTAGAGTAATCGCCCAGCCCGTAGGTGCAGACCTATATAACGGTACTCTAACGGGTGATAAGGCTGTAACTCTGACGACTGCCACCGGGCAAGGCGGAGCTAACACAGGGCCATCGGTGATTGAAAAAATCATCCGCTGGATTGTGCGGCGGCTGACCCCTACCGAGTGTGAGCGCCTACAAGGCTATCCCGATGGCTGGACAGACCTCGGCGAATGGGTAGACAGCAAGGGCAAGACCCACAAGGCCGCTGACACGCCCCGGTATAAGGCGCTGGGCAACTCCATCGCCTTGCCGCAGTGGTACTACATTCTCGGCGGCATCTCTGACCGTCTGCCGGATAATGCTACCCTTGGAAGTTTATTTGATGGAATCGGCGGTTTCCCGTATGTGTGGGCACAGCTACACGCTGGGCGCAAAGAGTTGTGCGTTTGGGCCTCGGAGATTGAGGAGTTTCCCATCGCGGTTACGAAGAAATGGTTCCCGGAGGTAGAGGATGGAAAATTATTCTGATTTCGTTGTTCACAAGTCGGAGCGGGCAGTACATACCGACAGCATCGTTCTGACCGTGAACGATCTCAACGACAAGCTGTACGACTTTCAAAAAGACATCGTGCGGTGGGCGCTGGCAAAGGGCCGCGCCGCTATTTTTGCCGATTGCGGCCTTGGCAAGACCGCGATGCAGCTTGAATGGGCGCATCGGGTGTGTGTGCATACAGGTGGAAATGCCCTCATTGTGGCGCCGCTTACCGTTTCCCCTCAGACCGTGGGCGAAGGCTTGAAATTCGGAGTGCCCGTCACCCTCTGCGAAACCGCCGACGATATTCAGCCCGGTGTGAACATTACCAACTATGAAAAGCTGGACAAATTCGCCGGGGTGCATTTCTCTGCCGTAGTGCTGGATGAATCCAGTATCCTGAAATCCTTTACGGGCAAGGTGCGCAACCAGATCATCGACTTTTTCTCGGATACGCCGTTCCGGCTGGCCTGCACCGCCACCCCCGCACCTAATGACTTTATGGAGCTTGGCAATCACGCAGAATTTTTGGGCATCATGTCCTACTCTGAGATGCTGTCCATGTTCTTTGTCCATGATGGCGGGCAGACCTCCAAATGGCGGCTCAAAGGTCACGCTGAGGACGTTTTCTGGCAATGGCTGGGTAGTTGGGCTGTGGTTATGAACAGCCCCGCAGACCTCGGCTACGATCTGCCGGGGTACGACCTCCCGCCGCTGAGGGTGCATGAGGTCATCGTGGACGGAGATGCACCGATTACCGAGAGCATGACGCTGACGCAGCGGCGGGAGGCCAGACGGGCTACACTCGCAGAACGGTGTCAAGCGGCGGCCGATCTGGTGAATGGCGACCCCGGCGAACAGTGGCTCGTGTGGTGCGACCTCAATTCGGAGAGTGAAGCACTGGCGCACGGCATCCCAGATGCGGTAGAGGTCAAGGGCAGCGATAAGGCCTCGCTGAAAAGCTCTCGCCTGCTTAGTTTTTCAATGGGTTTTAGCCGAGCGCTTGTCACAAAGCCCTCTATCGCCGGATTCGGCATGAACTGGCAGAACTGCCACAAGATGATTTTTGTCGGTCTGTCCGACAGTTATGAGCAATATTATCAGGCCGTGCGGCGCTGCTGGCGTTTTGGGCAGTCTGAGCCGGTGGATGTGTACATCGTTATCAGTGCCCGCGAGGGCGCGGTCAAGGCCAATATTGAGCGTAAGCAGGCCGATTGCGATAAGATGCGGGCGGCGATGGGCGAACAGACACGCGAAATCGTCAAAAAGCAGTTGCAAAGCACCTGCCGCCTGACAACGCCCTATGAACCGCAGACGGCCATGCGCCTGCCTGCATGGGAGGAATTTAGACATGAATGTGCTTAACCAGCTGATCGACAGCGCACAGCGCTGGGCAATGTATCAGGGGGATTGCGTGGAAACCCTGCGCGGCATCCCCGATAACAGCGTCCACTACTCCATCTTTTCCCCGCCGTTCGCCAGCCTGTACACCTACTCCAACAGTGACCGGGATATGGGCAACAGCAGCGACGGCGCGGAGTTCGCACAGCATTTCGGCTACCTCGTGGCGGAGCTGTACCGGGTCATCATGCCGGGGCGGCTGGTATCTATCCACTGCATGAATCTGCCCGCCATGAAATCCCGTGACGGCTTTATCGGCATCAAGGATTTTCGCGGTGACATTATCCGCGAGATGACCGAGTACGGATTCATCTTCCATTCGGAGGTGTGCATCTGGAAAAACCCTGTTACGGAGATGCAGCGCACGAAAGCCCTCGGCTTGCTACACAAGCAGATCCGCAAGGATTCTGCGATGTCGAGGCAGGGCCTGCCGGATTATGTGGTGACATTCCGCAAGCCGGGTGAAAACCCTGAGCCTATCCCTCACGACCATGAATCTTTTCCCGTGGATGTGTGGCAGAAATACGCCTCGCCTGTCTGGATGGATGTGCGGCAGTCCAACACTCTGCAACGTAAAAGCGCCCGCGATGAAAAGGATGAAAAGCACATCTGCCCGTTGCAGTTGGATGTAATCGAGCGGTGCATCGACCTGTGGACGAATCCCGGCGACATCGTGCTTGACCCGTTTGCGGGTATCGGTTCTGTGCCCTATCAGGCCGTTCTCATGGGTCGTCGTGGGCTGGGCATCGAACTGAAAGACAGCTACTACGCACAGGCCGTGAAAAACCTTGAGGGCGCGGCCACCGAGGCCGACAGCCACGAAATCAACACCAATGTGCGCCTGCGCTGCCCCGTGTGCGGCATCAAAGTGGATGGCAAAATCTGCCCGCTGTGCGGTAAGGATTTGATGGCAAAGGAGGAGTAAAGCATGGAACGGACGACAAACTCTGCTGATGCCCGCCGCGCGGCGGACTATCTGTCCAGATATTGTAACGAAAACGGAACAGACGTTTGCAAGGGATGCTTTGCCCGTGAGGATAGCGGGTTTTGCATTTTATGCGAAAGTTCACCTAATAATTGGGAGTTACCCTCAATCTGGTCTGCACAGGACATCGCGCTCGCAAAGGCCATGATGCCGTTTGCAAAAACTATCGTCTGGCCTATTGAGGCGAAACCTAATCCGAATCACCGCTATTTTAAGGGCGAGGGACAGCGCACCATTCCGCTGCCGACAGGGGCTTTTAATAATCTGCGTCCCGGCGAGATTATCAATCTAGCTGACATTGTGGGAGGTACAGACGATGCCCGATGACGTTTTGGAAATGATCGGCACGGCGGCACTGCTGGAACAACTTGCCGAAGAATCGGCTGAACTGGCGCAGGCCGCGCTCAAGATGGCCCGCAAGATACGCAACGAGAACCCCACGCCGAAATCCCGCGCAGACTGTATCGCCAATCTGCAAGAGGAAATCGCGGATGTGGAGTTGTGCATCAGTATTTTGCCCGCCGCACTGAATGACCCCGCCGAGGTCGGCAGGACGATGTCCGCAAAGCATCGGCGGTGGAATGAACGGCTACACGATGAAAAGCTGTGGGAGGTTGACAGCCATGAGGATTGACATTCGGGACAGCAAATACTCCATCATCTACAACGAAAACACCGGCGCTGTTGAGGATGTCCTCTGGTGTAATGAGAGCGCCGAGGATTTGAAAAACCTCAATATCGTGGCTGATATGGCCCGTGAACTGGCCGTATACAGGCGGGCGGGTGTCGCCATGTTCGCCGGAGCAAAGGCCATCCGTGACCTTATCGAGCGCGGGCGGCACACTTACCATCAGCGCATTGTCCACGGTATGTGCGTCAACTACTATAATATACGCCTTGCAAAAGCTATGGATTTGCTGATGCAGGCGGGCGCTCTGGCGATGAATGAACGCGATGCCCTGCGCGAGTGCGCCAGCAGAACAGCCGCCGAGCGCCTTTTTAACTCGCTGTTGCGGTGAGGTGCCACTATGATGCACTTAAAAATCACCGATGAAATTCGGGAGCGCTGTCTGCGCGAGGCGGCGCATGAGGCCCACATCAATGATCGCATCGTTACCTCTACCCCTCAGACCCTTGCCGAGCGTGGCATGACGATGCTCGGCAGTACCCGCGCCACCCCGCGCATCCGTTCCTACCTCTACTGTGACGCTGTGGATGCCTGTTTCTACTACGCCGGGGCGGTGCCCAGCGTCGTCGTGACCGCCCGCTGGACGGCTGACAGCCCAGACATCGCCGAGGGTTCTAAAAAGCCGCAAATCGCCTGTGAGGTCGTGCGCCGCATGATGACCGCGATGGATAAGGCGATGAAAGCCGAAAAAGACCGCCAATGGGCGGCATACATGGAGGAGCAAAAACTGAAATGAGCCATCCGACCACATACGCCGTTGACTTTGACGGCACCCTTTGCGAAAACGCCTACCCTGAAATCGGCGCACCCAACTTGCCCCTGATCGACAAACTCATATCTCGCCGCCGCCTCGGTGCAAAGGTCATTCTGTGGACGTGCCGGGAGGGCGAGCTGCTGACCCGCGCCGTGGAGTTTTGCCGCTGTTACGGGCTGGAATTTGACGCAGTGAACGACAACACCGAGGAATTGAAACGGGCATACGGCACCAACCCGCGCAAAATCGGCGCTGACTACTACATTGACGATAAGGCTATGCCACCCGATCTATTTGTATCATAGGAGGAATTAGAAAATGGTTATTTTGATAGCTATCGCAAAGGTTCTCATGGGTCTTTTTGTCATCGCTTTAGTTCTGGCGTTTATCACTGCCATCTTCCTGCTAGGAGCTATTGTGGCGACGCTTGGAGCAGCTACACAGCCGTTATTCGGGAGAGATCGGGAGGATGACGAGCCGGAGATGGTGAATCACCCCGACCACTACAACCGCCCCGGCCAGAAAGAGTGCATCGTCGAGATGGAGGAGCGGTTCGGCACTGCCGCCGTGCGGTATTTTTGCCTGTTGAGCCGCTACAAATACTTATACCGCTGCGGTCTGAAAGACGGTGCAACGCAGGAATTGTCAAAAGCCAACTGGTACAAAGATAAGTTTCTCTCGCTGGGCGGCGATGACAAGCTGCTGAAAATCGTACCCGATAACGCAAACGCTACCACTTACCAGCAGATGGGCGGCAACGCCTGCATCGAAAAGGAGGCTATGAGCCATGAAAGTTGAACTGATTGCCTGTTCCCGCCCTCTCCCCGGTCAGTGCGGCACGGTCACGAATCTGATAGGCGTAACGCCCAACCCCATGCGCGTTATTGAGCAGGCTGCGAGTGTGTGCTATGACAGCAAGCCGGATTTCTGGGATTTCAAAATCGCCCATAATTGCGCCAAAACCGGGCATCTGAGTGTATATGAGCACATCTACTTCACGTTCCACATCGAGGGCATCAGCCGCGCTTGCCTCGCCCAGTTGACCCGACATCGGCATTTCAGCTTCTCCGTGCGCAGTCAGCGCTATTGTGATGAGAGCCACGCCGAGCCAATTCTCCCCACATCCACAAATGAAGATCAGGACGGCGTAATCGCCGATGCCTACGATTACGCATGGGATGCCTATGATCGCTTGATTAAGGACGGTGTGGCAAAAGAGGACGCACGGATGGTTCTACCCAATGGCGCACCCACTGAACTGTATGTGTCTATGAATGCACGGGCGCTGATCGAGGCCAGCCATCTTCGGATGTGCCACAGAGCGCAATCCGAAATCCGCGCGATGTTTAACGCCATGAAATACTGCCTCGCTGTCCCATCCCCCGAAATCGCGGCGATGATGGTTCCGCAATGTGAAATCAACCCGAAATACCAATATTGCACCGAGGGCAAATCCTGCGGCAGACACCCCCGGCTGCAGGATTTGCTGGCAACAGCTACACAACAGCAGAGTGAGGAGGCTGACAAGAAATGAACAAATACACGATGTACGCCTGCGAGTTTTGTGGCAAAGAGTTTAGTTCTGCATCCGAGTGTGAACAGCATGAAGAATCTCATGACCACGATTATAGCTTTGATGCTGATACGGTTATTATTCAAAGGCTTCGTGAAATGAAAAGTGGATGCTATGACTATCGCATCGGTAACACCGTCATGGGTATGCCTATCACAGCCTTTTCGAGCCTTATTGAAACTGCCGCCAATAGGCTTGAAGATTTGAGTAATGATGCCCTCAGCAACGATTTTTAGCAAAGAAATGAGGTTTACTGAAAATGAAATGTCTGTATAAAGTACCGTTCAGCGGCTTTTTTTTATGGCTTATGCCGAATCCGCCGAGGATGCAAAAAAGATGTCCCCCGATGATGGTGAGGTTATTTATTCCGAGCAATCCACGGGAGAGGTCGAGGCTTGCCCCGACGGCGCGTCCATCCCGATTGACGATCATCACTGCCTGTTCATTGAACCGGCAGATGAAGATTTTGACGAGGGCATCTCTGAGGATTGGGAGGATGAGCTGTGAACACTGATATTGTCTGGGGCGGTCTGCTGGTGCTGGGTACTGTCTGCGCTACGATTCAGCACTACATCACCAAAAAGAGCGCGGAATCTGAAATCGCATCCCTAAAAACGCGCCTTGAGTTCGCCAAGCAGGAAACCCGCATCTGGAAAGCCACCGCATATCGCCATGCCGATGAACGAAATCACGCTGTCCGCATGGCTCAATACTGGCGCAAACAGGCTCTCAACGAGCATTTTGGTTTTGAGCCGGAAAAGGCAGCCCCGTCCCCTACTGTGGCCGAGGTCGTAAACGAAATGATGCGGTATGATGCGCTGATTCAGGCCACGGGCTGGGCGCCCGCTGACAGCCCCGCAGATGCCCCGTCTGAGGGCGAAACTGTTACGACAGCAAATGTACCGAGCGAAACCGAAACCGCCACACAGAGCGCCGCTGTGGGCGCAAAGGAGAGCGACGATGACTAACATTCCCATCAAGACACGCCAGAGTGAGTTAAAGACACGCCAGAGAGGGTTTTTGAAGATATTTCCAAACGCATTAGTAGATGAAGATGATGGGGTTTTGTGTGTTGACCCTTGCATCATTGATAAAAGCATTGGATGCACAAATGGAAAAAGCTGCGGCGACTGCCGCCGCGAATACTGGCTTGCAGAGGTAACGAACAATGACTAACATCCATGAGGATTTGATTGCGTTCAACTCCCGCAACAACCCCTACTACAACGACAAGGGCTATGCTGATCCTACCGCATATCAGGGCATTGAGGCGGCAGCAACCAGTGAATACCGGGCACGGTTCGATGCTATCGCCGCGCTTATCCACACGGTCAAGTACATCTGTGGGCTGGCGGGGTTTGAGGTCGTGGGTCGAATCACCCTGCGGCACAAGCAGAGCGGCGACATCTACAAATGAGGAGGAGATCTGGGATATGGCTACACCGAACGAAAAAGAGGATGCCGAGGTTTATCCCGTAGTCATCCTCGACCAGAACGGCAATGAGTACACAAAGGGTATCGCGGCATGGCTGACAGCCATTGCAAAGCAGAATCCTAAAAATCTGGTGTACATTGCCCGCAGCCCCGACCCCGAAAAGCCGGGGCAGGCCGTGTACACGCTCATGCGGTGGGAAACCAAGGGCATTGAGCTTTCCGAAATTGCCGGATACCTGACATCCGTTGCATCTGAGCTGTTCACCCGTGAACCGCCCGTCAGAGAAACCCCATTATAACGATAAAGCGAGGAAAACGGTCATGCAATTCGATAGACAAATTACTATAACCACCGGCGCATCCCGAAACGATCTCAACTGGAAACCTCAGCTGATGACCGTGGCAGAGCTGTATGACCGCCTGCGGAATCCTGTCCGTTCGACGGAAACGCTCGACGCATATATGCACCTGCCGAAACCTCAGCAGGACGCATTAAAGGATGTCGGCGGGTTCGTGGGCGGTTCCCTCAACGGCGGACGGCGCAAGGCTAATGCAGTGACCGGGCGTGACCTTGTGACGCTTGACTTCGATAATATCCCCGGCTGGGGCACCGATGAAATCGTGAGCCGCGTGAATGCCATCGGATGCAGCTATGCGATCTACTCCACACGCAAGCACTGCCCCAATAAGCCCCGCCTGCGCGTCGTAATCCCCCTTGACCGTACTGCTACCCCCGATGAGTACGAGCCACTGGCACGGCGGCTGGCGTGGCTGATCGGCATTGATAAGGCCGACCCTACCACATTTCAGGCGAGCCGCCTCATGTACTGGCCGAGCGCCTGCGTGGATTCGGATTATGTGTTCCGTTTCAAGGATGCGCCGCTGGCATCTGTGGCGTTTTTGCTGGGAACTTACACAGACTGGCGCAACATGGTCGAGTGGCCGCAGGTTCCCGGCGCTGCCCCGAACTACCAAAAGATGGCACTCAAGCAGGGCGACCCGCTGACAAAGCCCGGCATCGTGGGCGCGTTCTGCCGCGCCTATGACATCCGCACGGCGATGGACAAGTTTCTGCCCGGTATTTATACCCCGTGCATCATGGGCAGTGAGGAGCGGTACACCTATACGGGCGGTAGCACGGCGGGCGGCGCTATCATCTACGATAACGGCAAATTCCTGTACAGCCATCACGCTACCGACCCCTGCTCTATGCAGCTTGTGAACGCCTTTGATCTTGTTCGCCTGCACCTGTACGGCGATAAGGACGACAGCGCCCCCGGCAACACCCCGGTCAGCAAACTCCCGTCTTATAAGGCGATGTGCGAAATGGCGATGCAGGATAGCGCGGTGCAGGCCATCTACAACAAAGAGCAGTTTGCCCAATTGCAGGCTGACTTTGGCGCTATCGCCCCCATCCCCGGCAACGGGCCTCAGCAGACCCCCGGCGACAGTGACGGCGCCGAGCCTGTGCAGGGCGAGGTCATCGGTGATGACGGTCAGCAGACCGACCCCAACGCATGGCTGGGTTATATCCAGCGCGATGAAAACGGCAAAATCAAGCAGACCATCGACAATGTTCTGCTGATTCTCAACAATGACCCCCGCCTGTGCGGACGGTTCATGCTGAATGAGTTCAGCGGGCGCGGCGAGGTGCTGTACCCCCTGCCGTGGGACAAAGACCCCGACAAATTCAAGCGGCGGGCATGGGCTGATTCTGACATCAGCGCAATGTACTGGTACATGGAAAAGGGATACAAGATCACAAAGCGCAACGCCATCGACGCGGGGCTGGACATCCATGCGGCTACACACGCATTTAATGAGGTGCAGGATTTCATCAAGGGTCTGGCGTGGGATGGAGTGCCCCGGCTGGACACCCTATTCATCGACTACCTCGGTGCTGACGATTCCTCCTATACCCGCGCTGTCACCCGCAAGGCGTTTGTCGGTGCTGTGGCCCGCGCGATGGAGCCGGGATGCAAGTTCGACAATATGCTGATTCTGTGCGGGCCGCAGGGCCTCGGCAAGTCCACGTTGCTGGACAGAATGAGCAAGGGCTGGTACAACGACAGCATCCGCACGTTTGAGGGAAAAGAGGCATCCGAGCTTTTGCAGGGCGTTTGGCTGGTCGAAGTGGCAGAGCTTGATGCTTTCCGCAAAACAGATGTATCCCGCATCAAGCAGTTTTTGAGCCTGCGCTATGACCGCTACCGCGCCGCCTATGGCCGTAATGTAAAGGAACTGCCCCGCTGCTGTGTCTTTTTCGGCACCTGCAATGTCAGTGATTTTCTGCAAGACACCACGGGCAACCGCCGTTTCTGGCCTGTGGATGTGGGACAAGGCGAACTGATTCACCGTGCATGGGATCTGACCGATGACGAAATCAATCAGATTTGGGCTGAGGCAAAGATGCGCTGGATGATGGGAGAGCCGCTGTTCCTGACCGGCGATCTGGCAGACGCGGCCCGCGCACGGCAGGAAGATCACCGCGAGGCATCCGTCCGCGAGGGTCTTATCCGTGATTTTGTGGAGCGTGATGTTCCCACGAACTGGCTTGAGTGGCCACTGGACAAGCGCCGCGATTACTGGGCCGGGGCTTGCAAGGGGCAGGACATCCCGACGATGCCCCGTGACCGCATCTGTGCCGCCGAGGTTTGGTGCGAACTTTTCAACGGTGCCCCCCGTGACATCAAGCAGGCAGACACCCGCGAAATCAACGCCGTGCTGGCAAGCACCCCCGGCTGGGAGGCTAATCGAGGCATGAAGTTTGGGCCGTACAAGCAGCAGCGCGGTTATCGGAGATTCAACAGACAGGTGTAATGTGTATAAAAATTAACTGACACTTTAGGCCAAAAAGCTGACACTTCCTTATATGCCAAGTGTCAGAACCGTCAGAAGTGTCAGTTAAATATGAAAAAATTGTGAACAAGCGCACTGACACAACTGACACGCAAAATACAAGTGTCAGTTAAAGTGTCAGCCTAAATTTTAACGATGTATCGTTGTAATATATCTATAACTGACACTTCTGACACTTAAAATAAATAAAAATAAAAATAAGTAAAATAACGCGCGTGAGAGCGCATATACCCCCGTATTTACGGGTCTATACGCGCGTGCGCGTGTGTCAGTCAGGTGGACAAGCGCGACGGCGATGCCGCGAAAAAGATGGGAGGTTATTAGGATGCCGGAATTGGAAAAGGTCATCGAGCGCAAGCTGCGTGACGGTGTGAAGAAATTGGGCGGCGGGGCGCAATGCCTGAAATTTGAAAGCCCCGGCACATCCGGGGTGCCCGACAGGATGATTCTTTTGCCGGGTGGCCGTGTCGTGTTCGTGGAACTTAAACAGGTTGGCAAGCGGGAGCGGATGCGGCAGACGTATGTACAGAATCAGATGCGGCGGCTGGGCTTTACCGTGTTCAGCACGGTATCGACCCCGGAACAGGTGCAGACGATTCTCAGCCATTGCGAGGAGGTCATGCGGCAAGATGGATTGTAAAGAGTTCCACCCCTACCCCTATCAGCAGTTTTGCATCCAGCACATCATCGATCACCCCGCCGCTGGGCTTTTCGTGGACATGGGCATGGGTAAAACCGTGATGACGCTGACCGCGTTTAACTACCTCAAGTATTATGCGTGGCAAATTCGGCGATGCCTCGTCATTGCGCCGAAGAAAGTTGCCGAGGCAACATGGCGCACCGAAATTTCAGGGTGGCAGCATTTGCGGCATCTGCGCTGCTCCGAGGTGCTGGGAACAGCTACACAACGCCGCGCCGCGATGGCAGTGGATGCCGACATCTATGTGACGAATCGGGACAATGTGCAGTGGCTCGTCAAAGAGTACGGCAAGGCGTGGCCGTTTGATATGGTCGTGCTGGATGAATCGTCATCGTTCAAAAACCATCAGGCCAAGCGGTTTAAGGCCCTGCGGTCAATGCGACCCAAAATCAAGCGCATTGTGGAATTGACCGGCACCCCCTCGCCGCACGGCTTGATGGATTTGTGGGCGCAGGTCTACTTGCTGGACGGTGGGCAGCGGCTGGGCCGCACGATCTCTGTTTACCGCGATATGTACTTTGAGCCGGACAAGCGCAGTAGGTCGCAGATATTTACTTACAAGGCCCGCCGGGGCGCAGCAGAGGCCATCTATGCCGCTATCAGTGATATTTGCATCAGCCTGTCCAGTGACGACTATCTGACCCTCCCTGATCGCATCTATGATGAGATACCCGTCAAGCTGGACGGCCCTGCCGCCGCCGCGTATAAGCGATTGGAGCGGGATGCCCTGCTGGAAGTGGACGAATCGACCATCACGGCGGGCACGGCGGGAGTGCTGGCGGGCAAGCTGTTACAGCTCTGCAACGGCGCTGTGTACGATGAGGAGGGCAAGGTCATCCCTGTTCATGACTGCAAGCTGGCGGCGCTGGTGGAGCTGATCGAGGGTCTGCACGGTCAACACGCCTTGCTGTTCTACTGGTTTCAGCACGACCTCGCCCGCATCCTCGCCGCCCTTGAGCCGCTGGGTCTGCAGGTGCGCGTATACAACGGCCCCGACGATGAACGGTCATGGAACGCGGGAGAGGTGGACATTCTGCTGGCTCATCCCGTGTCCTGCTGCTACGGTCTGAACCTGCAACACGGCGGGCATCACATCATCTGGTTTGGGCTGACGTACTCGGCGGAGGTTTATCTGCAGGCGAACAAGCGGCTACACCGACAGGGGCAGACGCATCCCGTCGTCATCCATTCGCTGGTCGTGCAGGGCGGGCAGGATGAGGATGCCATCGCAACGGTCATGGGCCGCGTCACCGAACAAAACCACCTGCTGGAATCACTAAAAGCAAAAATCATCACGGCAAAGGAGGCCGTCTGACTATGACGATGAAAGAATTATCTCAACTCCATTGGCTGAATTTGGAGATTGACCGTGATAAACAGCACCTTGCAGAGCTTGAGGCCCGCGCGACATCCCCCGGTGGGCCGAATATGTCCGGGATGCCCGGTGGCGGCGGTGCAGGGTCGAGTGTCGAAAGTGACGCGATAGCCATTATCGAGCTGAAAGAGCAGATCAGGGGCAAGCTGGCCCGCGCTATGGCAGAGCGTGACCGCATCACGGCGTACCTTGACGGCGTGGACGATGCACAGTTGCGGCTCATTATGCACTTGCGCTTTGTGGATGGCCTGTCGTGGGCGCAGGTGGGCGCAAGCGTGGGCGCGGGATACACCGGCGATGCCTGCCGTATGGCCTGCAAGCGCTATTTAGCAAAAACCGCATAGAAAAAAGCGAACAAAACGAACAATTCAACGCAAAATATTGATTGTTCGCCCCCATGCGCGTATTATGTATTTGCGGGTTTAGGGCGAGGGAGTTCTGGGCGCTCTCTCGTTCGTGCTTTCCCCGCTGTCACCTCCAAACGCCGCTGCGTGAATAAGCGCGGCGGCGTTCGTGTTTGCGCCGAGGTGGCAAAAGCCCTATACGCTGGGTGCGCCTCTCACGCCCGGCGCTGTGCAGGCCCTTGACCCCTGCACTAAATTTTACCCCGGTAGCCTACGGGGCCGGGGCATTTTACCGCATAGCTGTTCAATCCGCAATTAGAGCGAAAAGGGCGCTGTGTTATCCCCATAGCATGGCAAGGGTGCAAGGCCCTTATGCGGTTCCATTAGGCCATTGCCGCCGTCCGGCCATTGCGGCGGCACAAGTGATCTGCACCTCCCCAGTGGTGGCAAATTGCGGTTTGCAATCCATTCACGCGGTTCCACCGCTGGCGGTTTCCGATCAGTGGCCTATATTATATCGCACAGTAGAGCATTGGCAGCTCGGCAGGTTCATACCCTGCAAGTAGCTGGTTCGATTCCAGCCTGTGCAACCATGCGAGGCTTGAGGGCATTTCACCTCGCGGCGCGTCCACGGCAAAACGGGCTTTTTCTCCTTTCCCCGTATGACGCGCCTAATTTTGGTTATTATCGCGGTTCGCCGCGAGGGCCGACGCCGGTACTGCCGCCGTTGACCTGCCCCTATATTACGCGCCGCAGTTGTGACACTGTGGCGCATTTTTATTGCTTTCCCGGAGGTCTATGGTGTACCGCACAGAGCGCAATTACGAAAATCTCAATAAGGGCATTTTCCCCGGCGCTGGCCGGTTCGACATCCCCATCCTGCGGCCCGAATTGACTACGGCTGAAAACTGGATAAGTTTCAACTACGCCAAAGGGTGCGAGGAGCCGTCAGAGCATGGCGTTCACTTCTTCGTTGACGATTACCAATTCAACCGCATCTGGGCGCATCCCGATAACTACCTCGGCATGATGGCGCGGTTCGATACCGTATGCACCCCCGATTTCAGCACATATACAGACTTTCCCCGCATTATCCAGATTTACAACCATTACCGCAAGCACTGGCTGGGCGCCTATTGGCAGGCCCACGGCATCAAGGTCATTCCGACCATCTCATGGAGTACGCCGGATAGCTTTGCATGGTGCTTTGACGGTGAGCCGATAGGCGGTGCGGTGGCTGTGTCGAGTGTCGGCACTCAGGCAAGCCCCGAATCGGCAGACCTGTTCATGACCGGGTACAATGAGATGCTGCGACGCTTACAGCCCGCGCAGATTATCTTCTACGGCAAGGTGCCCGCCGGGTGCGAAGGAAACATTTTTCATGTTACAGCGTTTCAGGAAAAACTCAAGGCGCGAGTAAAGGGCAAGAAAGATCCCCGCAATGTACTGGAGGGCGGCGTATAATGGGCGGTAGAGGTTCCGGCAGCAGCCTTGGCGGTGGTGCAAGTTTAAGAAACTTAAAAGCGCAAGAAAAAAAGCTTGATGCACAAATTGACAAACTGAAGAAAAAGTTGGCAGATTACGCATCAAAAAATCCTGCGTGGAATATGCCAAGCGGATATTACGATGTACAAAGAAAAAGACAGGCGCTTGAGGAACAGCGGCGAGCGATTACCAATAAAATAGTGACCGCAAGCAAAGGTACGCCCGATGCAAAAACAAGTGGAAAAACATTCGTAAATTCTTTTGGAGAAGCCACAAAAAGAGAAATCACTACCTCAACGTACAAAAATAACCAAGCAAAGCTCAGTAAGGAAATCATGGGACTTGTCGGTGGCGCGGCCAAAAGCAAAAAGGGGCATCCCAGATGACTGATTCGCAAATTTAATATACTAAGCGCTGAAATTTCAAAACTGACATTGCGGCGCTTTTTTATTTACAAAATCAGCGCATAGCGCTATAATGGAGGTTGAACATGGGCGGCAGAGGCGGTAAAGGCAATGTCAACGGTTTTATCGACTGGCTGAGTAAAGAGGGCAAGGGCGGCGGTTCGCCGCATCCGCTTGATATTTCCAAATTCAGCAACATGAGCCTTGAGGATGCAGAACGCCGCATCCGCAATTTGAAGCATGAGGAGCTTTTCGTTTTTGATAAAGACGGCAAGCTGATCGAGGCATACAAGGGCAACTCGAACTCTGTTTCGTTTCCGATGTCCGTTTTGGATTATAAGGGCGCAACTGTTACGCATGGTCATCCCAAGGGTGCGGCAGATTTCGGAGGCACGTTCTCTTTTGCTGATGTCAAAAATATGCTTGAGTCCAAATGGGCAGAGCATCGCGCCACGGCCAGCGGCCAAGGCGAGATGAACTACATCATGCGTAAGGGGCAGGGTGCAAAACCGAAAGCCTTTTATAACCAGATCAACCGGGACTATAAGCAGATCGAGCGCTATTTGTCTGATCGTTACACAAAAGCGTATGATGACGCGCTCAAAGATGGCAAAAGCAAATAATCCGCTATGCACACGGCCCGCCAGATGGCCGTTGGTTATCTCAACGACTACTGGCGGCGCACGGCCCCTAAGTTTGGCTATGAGTTTATCACCCGCAAAAAGGATTACACCTACAACCGCTAATTTCGATGAATTGAGAGGAGATTCGACATGGCAAAGCAGAGAACTATTGAAACTGATGGCAGCTTTTTTGATGACCTGCGCAGCATGGAGCGCCGCATCCTGACGGAGCGGGGCGATACTGAGGCACTCGCCATTCTCGATGCCGAGGATGCCAAGGCAAATACCGAAGATGACGCAGACGACGAATAATTTCATCGCAAAGTAACTGAATACCCCTTAGCACTCAGCGCTGAAATGCGCCGGGTGCTTTTTTTATTTTTACCGATAGGAGGTGGCAGCAGATGCCCGAAAATACCGAGGCTATGCCGGAGATCAGCGCAAGCCCCGCGCCGCAAGACGCGAAGCCCGCCGACACCGGCGAGAAAAAGCAGAAAAAGCCTCGCAATACGTCCGGGATGAAACCGCCACTGAATCAGCTCCCCCCGGAGGAGGCGTTCGCTATCCGCTCCAAAGGCGGTAAGGCAGCGGCCAAAAAGCGCCGGGAGGAGAAGCTGGTAAAGGATGCCCTGCTGAACCTGCTGACAAAACCTCAGCACAAGAAAAAGGGCGGCAAGGCCCACTACAAGGCCAGCGCCGAGTTGACAAGCTATGATGACGTATTCTCAGAGAACACGACCCTCATGGTGCAGATGCTCATTCCCCTTATCCAGTCAGCCATCAACGGCAACATTGACTCCCTGTTCGCCATCCTGCGCGTTCTGGGGCAGGAACCGGGCACCCCCGGCCAGTTTGGTGTTGACGAGTTTACCTCGCCTGAGCCGCTCCCGGAGGGCGCAGGCGGCCCCGGCAAACCCACGTCTGCCGATGACCCTAATGCGGTGCGCATCCACCTGATACGCGGCGAGAAGCCCGCCCCCGTGGCTGAGGGCGATGCCCCGGCAGTGGAGCAAGCTGACGCCGATCAGGCAAACGCGGCTACACCCGTCACGACCCCTGCCGATGGGGAGGCGGTGTTCGATGCCTGATGTTTACATCGAAGATGTCATCGCGCCCAACTATGACGAACTGCTGGATGATGTTCTCGATCATCGGCACTCGCAATATCTCCTCAAGGGCGGGCGCGGTTCGCTGAAATCATCCTTTATCGGCTTTGCTATCCCGCTGATTATGGTTCAACCGGGAAACGAGGCTTGCAATGCGGTCATATTCCGTAAGACCGCCAACACCCTGCGCGATTCCGTTTACAGCCAGATGGTCTTTGCCCTTGACAAGCTGGGTCTTGACAGCGAATTTATCTGTCATGTTTCCCCCATGAGCATTACCCGGAAAAGCACCGGGCAGACGATTCTTTTTCGTGGTCTTGATGACCCGATGAAGCTGAAATCGTTGAAATTCCCCAAAGGGTACTGCGCCATCACATGGTTTGAAGAAGCGGACACGTTCGATGGGATGAAAGAAATCCGAAACGTGCTGCAATCTACCAACCGTGGCGGCTCTAAGTTTTGGATCTTCATGTCGTTCAACCCGCCCATCACCCTGAACAACTTTATGAATCAGGAGGCGCTTGTCCAGCGCCCCGATAGGCTGGTTCATTCCAGCACTTATCTGACCGTGCCGCCTGAATGGCTCGGTCAGATGTTCTTTGATGATGCGGAGCTGTTGCGGCAAACCAACCCCCGCGCCTATGAACATGAGTATCTGGGCATCCCCACGGGCACGGGCGGCGAGGTGTTCAGCAACCTTGAATTGCGAGAAATCACCGACGCCGAAATCGCGTCGTTTGATTACATCTACGAGGGCATCGACTGGGGCTGGTATCCCGACCCCAACCATTGGAGCAAGATGTGCTATCGCCCCTCGAAGATGACGCTCTATATTTTCGATGAACTGCGCTGCAACAAAACCCCGAATGAGGTTTTCTGGCAGCGTCTACAGAAAGAAAAGAACGTAACATCGCAAGACCTCATTATTGCAGATAGCGCCGAGCCGAAATCCATTGCGGACTTGAAAGCCTACGGCGCATCCATCCGCCCCACTGAAAAGGGGCCGGATTCCGTGCGGTACAGCATGAAATGGTTGCAATCATTGGTGAAAATCGTTGTTGATCCCAACCGATGCCCGGAAACGGCGCGAGAGTTCGCCGAATACGAATACGAGCGCACCAAAGACGATGAACTGACCGGGCAATACCCCGATAAGGACAACCACAGCATTGACAGTGTGCGGTACGCGCTCAATCCAGTCTGGAAACGGCGCGGCCTGTGAGGTACAGCCCATGTCTATTTTTTCAAGTATCTATACCATGATAAGGCAGGTGTTAGGCAGAGTGATTCCGTATCAGAATATCCAGCAGGTGGAGAACATCGACACGCCGCTGTCGCAGGAGATGCAGATTGCTCTCGAAGCATGGCACCGGGCCTATCTGGACAAGCCCAATTACAAGGGTAAGCAGGTCAAAACCCTCAACATCCCCGCGTTCATCGCATCCGAGATTTCCCGGCAGGTCACGCTCGAATTTAAGTGGAGCATCACGGCGGGCAAGGATGACAGCACCGGCGAGGACATCACCAACCCGCGCTCGGAGTTTCTGAGCAAGGAGTTTGAAAAGCTGGCTACACAGCTGCGAAGCAAAACCGAGATCGGATGCGCTGCGGGCGGCATGACGATAAAGCCGTATGTCCGTGGCGGGCATATCTATTTCGACTATACCCCCGATTGGGATTTGTACCCCATCGCTTTCGGCGATGATGGCGACCTGTCCGATGTCGTTTTCCGCGATGTGTTCTCGGAGGGCAAAACCTACTATTCCCGCCTTGAGCGGCACACCGTTGAGGGCGACAAAATCAAAATCACCCAGCGGGCATTTAAGTCCAGTTCCCGTGATGCTCTCGGCAAGGAAATCGCTCTGACGGAAGTATCGCAGTGGAAAGACCTCAAGCCAGTGGTCTATGTCAACAATGTGGATGGGCAGCTTTTCGGATGGTTCCGCGTGGCCTCGGCAAACACCGTTGACCCGATCTCCCCCATGGGCGTGGCAGTATTCGCTAAGAGCATGGACACCATCAAAGAGGCTGACACACAGTACAGCCGCTTGCTGTGGGAGTTCGAGGGCGGCGAAATGGCCGTTGACGTTGACCCGATGGCCTTGCGGCCCATTGACGGCGTTATGCGTAACGGCGCAAAGGCTATGGAAACTCCCAAGCTGAACGAGCGCCTGTTCCGTGCGGTTGATCTGGGCAGCGATGACACCTACCATGTGTTTGCCCCGCAGTTGCGCGATAGTTCCCTTGTGGCGGGTCTGAACCAAATCTTGATGAAGATTGAAGATCAGTCCGGGCTGGCCCGTGGCACCCTCTCCGATGCCAACACAGAGGCCCGCACGGCCACTGAGCTGACCATCCTGCGCAATCGTACCTATACCACCATTGCCGACAACCAGCAGGCCCTTGAGCGGGCGCTGCGAGAAGTCGTGCGGGCGATGGACAAGTATGCTGACCTGTACAACCTCGCCCCTGCTGGTGAATATGAGGTGTCGTTCGATTGGGATGATTCCGTTATCGCCGACACTGAAACCCAGTTGCAGCAGCGGCTCCTCCTGCTCAACAACGGCATGATGAGCAAAATCGAGATGCGTATGTGGTTCTTTGGCGAAACCCGCGCACAGGCCGAAAAGGCCTTGCAGGAAGTCCAGCAGGAAAAAGTCAGCGAAATGCAGGCCGCTATGGCTATCCAGCAGCCCAACCCCGACCAGAGCGATGTCACCGTTCCCACGGATGATGGCGGCGGTGCCGATCAGGATGGGAGCAACCCGGCTACACCGTTCGGGAGTGGCCTCGGCGAGGAGTGATGACCCGTGCTGACCCAAAAAGAGCTTGATGCCGCTGTTCGCAAAATGATTGCGAATCTGGATGAAGTCAATCTGTATTTCATCCAGAAAATAGCGACCCAGATAAAGAAAATCGGTGAGATGAACCCCACCAGCATACACCGTTACACGGTCATGCTGGAAATGGGTGCAGACATCGCCGATATTTCCGGTAAGCTCCAAGCTGCAACCCGGCTGACACAGCAGCAGATGGCTGTTGTGTACAACACTGCCTTGCAGGATAACTTTACTGACCCGCGATTCAAAGCCGCGCTGGCGGCGCATCCGCTGCCCCGTGAGGAGAATCAGCGGCTCATACAGTATACGCGCAACATCGCCGCGCAGACCTCCGGGGCGCTGCAAAACCTGTCCAACACTACGGCCATATCCGTGCCCTACCAACAGGCCATAGATAAGGCCATTTTGAGCGTGTCCACCGGCATGACCGACTACAAATCGGCTATGCGGCAGACCATCAAAGATATAGGCTGGGCAGGGATGCAGGTGCAGTATGCAAGCGGTTATCACCGCCGCCTTGATACCGCCGCCCGTCAGAACATCATTGACGGGGCTTGCCAAATCGCCCAGCACAGCGCCGACGAAATCGGCAAAGCGCTGGGCTATGATGCGGTGGAGCTGTCCGCGCATCTCAACAGCGCCCCCGACCACGAGCCGGTGCAGGGCCACGTTTTCCTGCTGGCCGAATACGCTAAGATGCAGGCGGGCATGGCCTGCGTGGATGTGGACGGTCATCACTTTGCAGGATTCAAGCGCCCTATCGGCGAGTGGAACTGCGGGCACTTTGCCGCACCGTTCAGCACCGAATACTCAGTGCGCAAATACTCCGACCACCAACTGGCGGCATGGATAATGTCAAACCATGCGGGCGTGACTATCGGCAACAAAGAGGGCCTGACCCTCTATCAGTGTTCGCAGATGATGCGAAAAATTGAAACCGATACCCGCCGCTGGAAAGACGTTGCCATTGCCGCGCGGGCCGCTGGCGACGATGACCTGCGCCGTGAGGCACAGCAGCACATCAACACCCTAAGCGCCCGATATAATCTCATTGCCAAGCAATCCGGGCTGTCACAGCGCCGTGACCGCATGGCAGTGGATGGCTTTAGTGCCATAAAGGTAAGCGCCTGAAACGGCGCTTTTTCTGTGTTATCACGCCGTTTTGGCTGATAAATAAATACCCGGCATTGCAGGGAAATAAATGCGATGGCGCGACGTGCGCGGAGTGGCCGCGCGATTATAAGCTAAATCGATCGCGGCGAAAGGACAATCTTATGGAATTGCTCAAAAATCTGTTTTCTGAGGGCGAGGCGCTGACCTACGACCAGTTGACCGAAAAGATCAGCGCGGCGGGCCTGAAACTCGCCAATATCGCGGACGGTTCCTACGTCAGCCGCGATAAGATGGATTCCAAGGTCAAAGGCTTGCAGGGTCAGATTTCCGACCTGCAGGGGCAGGTCAAGCAGCGTGACACCGACATGGCCGAATTGCAGACCAAGTTGACCGCCGCACAGACCGATGCTGACAAGCTGGCATCCGTTCAGTCCGATCTCGCGGCACTGCGTCAGCAGCGCGAGAATGACGGCAAGGAGTGGGAGCAGAAAATCGCCGCACAGGCGTATGAATTTGCCATCCGCGAAAAGGCGGGCGAGGTCAAGTTCAGCTCCAATGCCGCGAAAAAGCAGTTTATCGCGGATGCCATCGCCAAGCAGTTTAAGCAGGACGAGAACGGCAAGATGCAGGGCTACGACGAGTTTCTGACCCAGTACAAAACTGACGACCCCGGCAGTTTTGTCGTTGACGAACCTGCCCCGGCCAAGAAAGGCCCGTCTATCACCGTTCCGGCAAAGCCCGATGGGGGCACACACAAAATGAGCTTGTCCGAGCAGATGGCGGCAGCAAATGCCGATCCCAACTTCGTGCCCGATTTCGACTGATCGAGCTACACCAACCGAACCCCTAAAAAATCAATAGGAGGCAAAACCACATGGCAATCTTTGATTCCAAAAACTTCAATGGTAACGTGTTCAAGCAGTATGTTGACCGCGTTCTCAACCTGAATCGCAACGAGCTGATTAAGTCCCACGCCATCAAAAAGCGTCAGGACATCGCCGACTCCATGAGCGATCAGGTCGGTGGCAACTACGTCACCATTCCCCTGCGCGGCATCATCAGCGGCGCGGTTCCCCAGAACTATGACGGCTCTACCAACATCACCAGCAACCCCACCAAGACTTTCTCCCACTCCCGCGTTGTCGTGGGCCGCGCGCAGGCATGGACTGAGCGCGACTTCTCCTACGACATCACCGGCGGCGAGGATACTCTCGCTGACGTCGCATCTCAGATCGGTGAATACTGGGAGGAAGTCGATCAGGCCACCATCATCAAGATTCTGACCGGCATCTTCGCTATGAAAGATGCTGAGGGCGTGAAGTTCGTCCGTGAGCACACCTACGATGTCACCGGCAAGACCAACTCCGAGGGCGCTCTGGGCCTGATGGACGGCACATCCCTGAACACCGCTATGCAGCGTGCCTGCGGTGATAACAAGGGCGCTTTCAGCCTCGCTATCATGCACTCTGCCGTTGCAACTGGCCTCGAAAATCTCAAGCTGCTGGCGTACATGAAGTACACCGACAAGGACGGTATCGAGCGTGAGCTGCAGATTGGCACCCTGAATGGCCGCGCTGTTCTGGTTGACGACACCATGCCCGCCGTGGAAACTGTCACCACCATGGAGGTGCAGGGCGTTTACACCATCACTGTCAGCACTGCTGGCGTGAACAGCGACACCATCACCGTGGATGGCCAGACCTATACCTTTGCCACATCCACCTCCACCGCCAACAAGACCCTCAAGACCGGCGATGCCGCTGCTGAGGCTCAGGCTCTGAAAACCGTGCTGTCTGCCCAGTATGAGGGCAAGTTCATCGTCACCGTTTCCGGCGCTGTCGTTACTCTCAAGCAGATTTTCGGCGGCGAGGGCAAGCTGCCTGTCGTGACCGTCAATGGCACTGTCAAGGCCGCTGCCGCTCAGACCACCGCAGGCGTGGCTAAGGTGTCTCAGACCCGTTACACCACCTACGTTCTGGGCGACGGTGCTATCGAGTACACCGACTGCGGCGCTAAGGTGCCCTACGAGATGGATCGTGATCCCCACACCAACGGCGGCGAGGACACTCTCTATGGCCGTCAGCGCAAGTGCTTTGCCCCCTACGGCATCAACTTCACCAAGGCCAAGATGAAGAGCCTGTCTCCCACCGATGACGAGCTGGAGGACGGCGAAAACTGGGAACTGGTGAACTCCAACGAGGCCGAGGGCAAGCAGTACATTGCCCGCAAGGCTATCCCCATCGCCCGCATCCTGTCTCTGGCCTGATCTCTAGCCACTTAGGAGGTTTACACATGGCACACGATATGTACCTTACTTATGAAGAATACATAGGTTTAGGCGGCACCGTTGATGCCGCTGCGTGGCCTCCGCTGGAATGCGCTTGCAGAAAACGCATTGACCGCTTGACGGATTCCCGTGTCCAGAACATGACCGAGATTCCGCGAGCGGTCAAGCTCTGCGTTTTTGCGCTGGCGCAAATGGAAAGTGTTGTCGGCGCAGTGGCACAAGTCACATCACCCACAATCACATCGTTCAACACGGATGGCTACACCGAAAACCATGGGAACGTGCCGAACGCCGAGGAGGCAGCCAAACAGATGAACGCCATTGCGGCGGATATGCTGTACGGCGAGCTGGATGACTACGGCGTTCCCCTGCTGTATAGAGGAGTGAGGTAAGATGCAGCTTTGCAATGATACCATCACCCTTTACAATCGGCGATTCGACCCGGAACAGGATTGCGACGTTTACAAGCGTACCATCATCCGGGGCGTTCACTGGTTCAACTCCGATGCGACCACCGTTGACAGCACAGGGCTGAAAGCGGCAAACAAGGTCACAATCCGCATCCCCACGGATGCGGATTTCGGCGGCAAGGCGTATCTGCCCCCTAAGCAGTACGCCGCCACTGATGACCCCGCCGCCGCTTTCACACTGGCCGCTGGCGATCTTGTGGTTTTGGGCGTCGGCACTGAGGGCCTGCGCCCCGCCGCCATCCATGACACCTACTCTGAGGCCGCAACCATCCTGCAGGTCACGGACAACCGCCGCGCCCCGCAGGCGCAGCATTGGAAAGTTGTAGGTGCTTAATGCAACTGTCAGTAGATTCGCGGTTTGATTTCGATAGCATAAACACTATTCTTACCAACCATGGCTTTGGAGATCATGGAATTGTCCAAAAGGTCATTGATAACGCGGTAATACGATGGTGCATGGATTACACTCCTGCGGACACATTTATGCTTGCAAAAAGCCCCTACGCCGCATCTGATATTGGCTCTGGCATCATCGTGTACCCCGGCCCTTATGCGCATTATATGTACAGGGGCGAAGTTTATGGCCCGAATATTCCCGTTTTTGATGACAACAGTGGAACGCCTACACGATTTTTCTCTCGTCCCGGCGAGAGAAAAACTCCCACTGGCAGAGCAATTCAGTACAAAACTGATAAAAACGCTCTAGCCGGGCCGTTTTGGGCCGAACGAATGAAAGCCGATCACATCGATGACATTGTAAGGGAGGCAAAAAATGCCGCAGGTATCAAATAGCACTGAGGAAATCCGGAAGTGGTTTAGGCAATGCCCGCTGCTATCTAAAAACAAACGATTTGGTGCTGATTACCTCGGCGAAAACCCAACCGAATACGCCATTTACGCATCACCATCCACTCTGACCTACCATGAGAACATCCTCGGAGATTATGTTCTGGATGATAAGCAGACTCAAAACTATATTTTTGCTACGCGTGAGAATTTTGGGGCCGATGTCAAACAAAACTCCGACAATCTCGCTTTTTATACAGGTTTGATTGCGTGGATGGTAGAGCAGAACAATGCCCGAAACTACCCCTGCATAGAGGAGGGTCGGGTTTGCGCTATCGTTCCCACACTGACCGCGTATCCATCGCAGATTGGTGTTGATAGCGCAAAATATCAGATTCAGATACAAATCACATATAGGAGAAACTGAATATGAAGATCGAACGCAAATACATGGCGCACTATCTGAATGCCCATTTTGCAAACGACAGTGAGGGCACCGCCGAGTATGTACGCCTTGGCAAAGATTTGGAGGAGTATTCCCCCGAGTTGAGTGCCAATGTCGAGAAAAAGCAAAACATTCTCGGTAACACGTCCGTGACGATCGACAGCTACCAGAAGCAGGGCGAAGTCAGCCCCTACTACGCCGAAAAGGGCGACCCCCTGTTTGAGAAGCTGCAGGCCATCATTGATGGCAACATGGTTCTGGACGACCTCAAAACCGACATTGTGGAGGTCAAGCTCTGGAACGAGGAGGCATCTGGCGCTTTTCCCGCTGTGCGCGAGGAGTGCTACATCGAGGTTTCCAGCTACGGCGGCGACACCACTGGTTACCAGATCCCGTTCAACATCCACTACACTGGCGTGAAGACCACGGGTACATTCAACCCGAGCACGAAGGCCTTCACCGAGGCCTAAGCATAACGGAGGTGTACAATGGAACTGAAAATCGACAGAGGCCTTAAAAGCTACGAGGTCAAAGACCTTGATGACACCCTGCTGGGCACGATTTATGTCAACCCTGCGGATTTTGGCATTGCGGCACGACTGGAGGAGGCTCGCCGTGCCATTCAGCAGCTGGCCGATGGGCTGGCATCGGATGCAGACGCAGACGTGGATAAGATCATCGAGGCCGACAAGCTCATCAGGGAACAGGTCAATTACATCTTCGGCAGCGATGCCTCCTCGGTGTTCTTCAAAGGGGTTTCTGCCCTAGCGCTGCTCCCCGATGGCTCCATGGTCTTTGAAAAAGTCCTCCAAGCCGCTGTCCCCATCATTGAGGATGCGGTCGGCAAGGCCATCAAGGCCAGCCAGATGCGTGTGCAGAAACACGCTGATGCCTACACGAACACGGCCAAGGGTCTGGCCCCCGGCCAGAAGGCGTGAGCGCTTGGGAGCTGCCCACAACCGTAGATGTAGATGGTCAGAATTTTGCCATCCGATCTGATTTCCGAGCTGTACTTGATGCCCTTGCGGCGTTAGCAGACCCGGAAATGACTCAACAGGAACAGTACGCTGCCTGCCTTGAAATTCTATACCCAAAATGGCAAGCGCTGCCCGACGCAAATGCTGCGTTACGGGCAGCGTTTTTGTTTATCAATGGCGGGCAACCCGAAGACTCTACAATTCCACGTCCTCGAATTGTAGATTGGGAACAAGATGCGGCCTTAATCGCACCTGCTGTTGATAAAGTACTGGGGTACAGTTGCCGCCGATGTGAGTATTTGCATTGGTGGGAATTTCTCGGAGCTTTCTACGGTATCGGATATGGGCTATTTGCTCAAGTCGTAAGTATTCGATATAAAAGGGCTCACGGAAAAAAACTTGATAAGAGCGAACAGGAATTTGCCAAAGAGAACGATCGAATCATCAGAATCCACGCTCCTGAAAGCGCGGAGAATAGGGCAGAAAAAGAGCGCTTGCTTGCGTTACTCAATTCATAATCCAACTCTAACAAAGTCAAAGAGAGGAGGTTGATTCAATGGCAGATGGGTCAATCACAATAGATGCCCGCCTGAACAAAAAGGGCGCAGAATCCGACTTAAAAGCGTTACAGGCAAAGGTCAAGAGCACATCAAAGCAGATTGGTGATTTAGATAAGCAGTTAAATTCCGCGCAAACAAAGCGTAGCGCATTAGGCGACAGCTTAAATCAAGCCCGCCAAAACGCTGATGATACTGCCGTTGCTCTTGAAAAGGTGAACGCACAGCTAGAGAATGCCAAAAAATCCCATCTTGCTGATATTAAATCGGAATACCCCGGCCTGAGTGATTCAAAAGTGCAAGATGTTCTTAAGTCTCGCATGGAGGGGGAAACCTCTCTCCTGAATCAAAACCAAAAACTCCTCAATGATCTTGAAAAGCAAGATGCCAAAGTTGCTGAGATTGAATCGGATTACAATGCACAAGGCGATGCTATTTCTGGCCTGCAAAAGCGTCATGCAGCGCTTACCGCACAGCTAAATCAAGAAAACGATGCCGTAAATCAGCAAAAAAGTCTAATTCAGCATCTTAGCGGCGAAGATGACATGCAGGCCTATTTTAACAAGCAAGCCGATGCCATAGAATCATCTTTTGCCAAAATCGAGAATCGGCAAAATAAAGCGTATGGTACTGTAGACGAATCGGCCACACAGCATGCTGAGAGGATTGTTGCAGAAACACAGAAAGCGGTAAACGCTCAAGATAAAGCCGCTCAGGCAGCAGAGAGCAGAGCCGCGCGTGAACATGCGATAGCCGCTAAGTCGCCTAAAGGAAGTTCCGTGCCCGGTTCATCTAGTTCTGCTGGACTACTTTCCGGCAGAATCACCGGATTAAACAAAGCGCTGTCTGGTACCCTCAACAATGCCCTGCGCACGGTCGGAGGTCTCGGCGATCGAGTCTTCGGCACCCTGCAGAGGGCCGTAGACGGTGTGCGAGCCAAGCTCACACAGAGCAGCAAGAATCTCGCCAGATTCCGCAACCGCCTTATGAGCATCGTCTCCGGGGCTTTGGTGTTCAACCTGATCTCCGCAGGACTGCGGAAGACCACCGAATGGATGGGTTCTGCCGCGCTCTCCTCGGCCACGCTGAGAGCCGCGCTCGGCAGCCTGCAGGGCGCAGCATCCACCGCAGCCGCACCGTTGCTTCAGGCGATTCTTCCGGCTCTCACGGCCATAGCCAATGCAGCAGCAACCGCCTTTTACTACATCGCCCAGCTTGTGTCTTTCCTGACCGGCAAGTCCATAGGGGCGAGCCAGAGTGCGGCCAAAGCGATGGGCAAGTATGCCAAGGCTGCAAAGTCGGCAGGCAGCGCAGCGGACGGCGCACTGGCGAAGTTTGATGAGCTGGATGTGCTGGATAAAAACAGCGGCGGCGGTGCGGGAGCCATCACCCCTAACTACGACTTTAACACAGACAACCCGTTTCTTGACGAAATCATGCAGGCCATCAAAGATGGCGATTGGTACGGAGTCGGCCAGCTGATCGGCGAGAAGCTGCGCGATAGCCTGAACGCAATCCCGTGGCCCGACATTCAGGACAAAGCCAGAGCATGGGCGACCAACATCGCCAACTGCATCAACGGCTTCATTGAGGTGCCGGGATTGTGGGAAGCCATCGGTCATACTGTAGCGCAGGGCTTGAACACGGCACTCATCTTTGCGGATACTCTCATGCAAGGCATTCACTGGGACAGCTTGGGTGCGGGAATCGCCAGAGGTCTCACCACTGCGGTGGCAGAGCTCGACTGGCCCCTGCTCGGGCGAGTTTTGACGGACGGAATGCGGGCAGCGATCCTCACGCTTTACAGCTTCGTCCAGACCTACACAGGCTGGGCAGACCTTGGAAATTCTATCGCAGCTTGCATCAATTCGGCCATCGCAAACATTCCATGGATGGAGGCGGGTCTGGGGCTTAGCGGATTCGTTATCGGCCTTTTGCACACGCTCATCGCAACGGTGCAGGGCACCGATTGGACGGCTCTGGGCCAGAACATCGTCTCGATGGTAAGCGCCATAGACTGGGTCGGGCTTTTCTCCGCGATGAGTACACTTGCGATAGATGTGCTGCAAGCTATCAATGGCATCCTTAATCAAGTCGATTGGGATGCTGTCGGCCAAAAAATCATGGAGTGCCTTGAGGCTGTTGATTGGGCTGGCATTTTGTCTCAGCTCGGAGAAATCATAAACAATAACTGGCCTTTGCTACTGGCCGTTTTGGGGGCTGCCCTTCTGCCGCAAATTAGCACTTTCATCCTTTCCACCGTCTTGGGCGCGGTCTTGAAAGCCCTAGCCGTTTTTATCGCTTCGGTCGTGGCATCTATTGGCCTCTGGCCGCTTTTGCTGGTAACAGCGGTCGCGGTCATAATGACCGCGATTATCGAGACCCTGCGAAAGCACGGGGATGACATCCGAGCCGGTGTGGACAAGTTCGGCGAGACCATCGCCGACATCATTCGCAGCGCCGGAGAAAAAATCAAGGAAATTTGGGATGCCCTTTGGTTGGTCGTCAAGCTGATCGGTATGCAGCTGTGGGAGGATATTACTCAGGGCTGGAACGATTTCTGGACAAACATCGGCACCGCGCTGGACAGCGCAGCAGCCGACATCCAGCAGGGCTGGAACGATGCATGGACCGCTGTCTCGGATTTTGTGTCTGACATTTGGGACGGCATCACGGACACGATCAAGACCGCCATCAACGGCATCATCGGTCTGGTGAACGGCATGATCTCGGCCATTGTTGGCGGCGTGAACGGCGTCATTGGCGTCTTGAACGGTTTCGGCTTCGATGTTCCCGAATGGGCGCAGGACAAGCTCGGCGTAGAGCGGGTCGGCTTCAACATCGACCCCATCACCGCGCCGCAGATCCCCTATCTGGCACAGGGCGCAGTCATTCCGGCAAACCATGAATTTCTTGCTGTGCTGGGCGACCAGACCAACGGCACCAACATCGAGGCACCGCTGGCAACCATTCAGCAGGCCCTCGCGGAAGTCATGGAGGCCTACACGGGGCAGCAGGACATCACGATCCGCTTCGCCGGAGACCTCGCCCAACTGGCTCGGGTGCTCAAGCCCTATATCGACAAAGAGGAGAACCGGCGCGGAGCAAAGCTGGTCACGGGAGGTGTGTACTGATGTTGATTATTGATGGCGAGAAATTCAAAGTCGATGTCCTCAGCTGCAAGCGCACTGCCGACTTTCTGGACAAGCACGCCAAGCGCACCGAGAACGGAGACCTCAAGCGCGAGCTGATCGGCGTGTATTTCAACTACAAGCTGACCATTGCGCCGGGCATCGACCGCGCGGAGTATTCCCGGTTTTGGGACAAAATCACCGAGCCGGAGGAGTTCCACACGGTCACAGTCCCGGGCACGGACGGAGACTATACCTTTACGGCGTATTTCTCCAATATCGGAGATGAACTGCTCCTGCAGCGAGGAAAAGCCAATTACTGGAAAGGGCTGACGATCAACTTCATCGCCAAGACCCCCGCCAGATTTTAAGGAGGGCCAGCCCCGATGAGAACCAATACGCGCGTGGAGTTCGGCCTTTACGATGTCACCGCCAGAGGCGACAGCGCCCCGAGCTGCACGACCGCAAAGCCTTTTTGCAATCTGGGCCGTGACCTGTTGCTGGAAAGCGTACCGAGCCAAAACAAATACGGCACACTGGAAAATGAACAGTGGATCATGGATGGCAGCTTTTCCTTCTTCCCGGAAGTTCCCGAGCAGTATTTCTGGGGGCTGTGGAGCACCACGCAGAGCGACAAAAACGGCGTGTTTGCCGACCCGCCTGTGTTGGACATCACCTTCACGCAAGACCACAGCAGCAGCGGTCTCACGCTGCACTTTTACAGCCCGACAGATGACTGGGCCAGCCGCATCAAAATCCAGTGGTTCAGCCAAGACGGAGGGCTCATCTCTACGGCGCTCTTTTACCCGGACGCGGTGGATTATTACTGCGCCAAAAAGGTAGAGAATTACCGCCGCATCCGCATTCATTTTCTCGAGACAAACCGCCCCGGGCGATACCTCAAGCTGGCGGGCATTGATTACGGTGTCTACCTGCATTTTAGCGGTCACGAGATCGTGGACGCCCATGTTTTGGAGGAGTGCGACCCCCTCAGCTCCGAAATCAGCATCAACACGCTGAATGTATCGCTGTACAACAAAGAGGGCCGCTTTTCCATCTTGAATCCCGAGGGATACTTTGATGTTCTGCAGCACAAGCAGAAATTCACAGTCTGGGAGGATGTGAAGCAGGACGCACGCAGCACAGGCAGCGTGAGTTACTGCATGGGCACCTTTTATCTCTCGGATTGGAGCAACAGCAGCGACACGCTGGCGGACTTTTCGGCAGTTGATGCCATAGGCCTGCTGGACGGCGCACCGTTCGATGGCGGCATCTACGATACCACTGCGGCAGAGCTTGCAGAGGCGATCCTGACAGGTTACAGCTACACTCTGGACGAGAATCTGGCAGCAGAGCGAGTGCAGGGATACATCGCCGCAGGGACGCGCAGAGAGGCCCTGCAGCAGCTCGCATTTGCCATAGGCGCTGTGGTCGATTGCAGCCGAGGCGAGCTTATACGCATCGCCCCTGCGCCGTCCAAGGCAAGCGGCATGATCACCTACAACCGCAAGCTGCAGGACGGCAGCAAGGTAACGCTCAACCCGCTGATTACATCTGTGGCCGTGACCGCCCACCGATACCTGCCGGGAGAATCCACTGAGGAGCTGTACAGAGACACCCTTGACCCGGGCACTTACCGGGTGACATTCAACGCCCCGGCAGTCGTGGACAGCCTGACCGTCACAGGCGCAGAGCTCACCGAGAGTGGTGTCAACCTCTGCACCCTGACGGTCGCAAAGGCAGGTGAGGTCTGTGTCACAGGCCGCAAATACACAGACAGCACGGTCGTTCTGAGGCGCACAGCGGCGAGCCTGCCGCCCAACGCGCAGGACAACGAGCTGACCGTGACAGACGCCACGCTGGTAGGCCCAAGCCGCGCAGAGGCCGTGGCCGTGCGGGTGCTGGAGCATTACGCCCAGCGATACGAGCAGAACTTCTCCATGGTTGCCGGTGACGAAAGGCTGGCCGACAGGCTCATCATTCAGAGCTTCGGCGGCGAAATGGTGCGAGGGGTGCTCACAAAGCTGGAATTTGATTTGACTGGCGGCTTTTTGGCAGACGCCAAGGTTATCGGACGCAGGCTTACCAGCAACGCGGCCGCCTACGCTGGCGAAATCCATGCCGGAGAAAGGAGCCTGATCTGATGTGGCAGCAGCCAATCTACGACCGCACCAAAGCGGATGTGTCCGCAGGCGCGGATAAGTGCTATGTCAACGCGGCACTACTGAACCGGCTGGAGGGCAACTCCGCTTATCTGGCAGAACTGCTGGGGCCTAAAATCCAGACCAAGACATGGACCCCGACCGATTTGCTGACACGCAGCGAGATGGAACGCATCCTGCAAAATATCCAGACCCTGCGCGATGCCTATCACACCCTGCCGGGGACACCGGCCCTGTCCGAGACACCCAGCACCCTGTACAGCGACATCAATACGATGGAGCAGGTGCAGTGGAGCATGTACGAGCTCTGGCGCAGAAACGCACAACGCAGCTACACCGGCGAAATCTGCGCCGGACAGACGATTGGAGTGATCTGATGTACGAGAAAAAGACTTGGGTCAACCGCCAGAGCGAACACCCCGCTCGGCGCAAGCTGACCCCGACCGGCAACGATGGCGAGTACGATGTTTCCCGCTCCGAGGGAATCATCATGGAAGATGGCGATGCCTTTGACGCCGACACGATGAACGACTTGGAGCGCCGCGTGGCGGCGGGATTCACCGAGCTGGATCCCACAGGCGCAGGCGGCGGAGATGTGACCGTGCAGCCATACACTTGTGAGAAGAAGAACGGCGTATACGCGCTGGTCGGCAGCGGCGCGGTGGGTCGGTGCAAGATTCCCGCATCTTGGGCGGCGGGCGACAGCTTCACGGTCAACGGCGCAGCGGTTCCGGCCTACTGTGGCGCGGACGCAGTGGACGGAGACACCATCGTCAAGGGCAGATGGGTGCTGTTTTTCTACGATGGAACGCAGCTAAATTTTAACGGCGGCGGTGGCCTCAGCGCGTCCAAGCTGGCACTTGCCACCGCCACCGAGGACAATGTGCTGGCAGGGAATAAGTTCTACGCGGGCAGCAAGACCATCAAAGAGGGCACGCTCACGCTGACAGGCAATGTCACTGCGGACAAGATGCTGGAAGGGAGCAGCGGCTACGCTGATGATGCACACAGCATTGTGGCGGGCAATATCCCGGATAAAACCGGTCAAACTTATACGCTCTCCCCCGGCGGCAAAGTGCAACTGCCCCGTGGGTTTTATAACGGAAACGAAATCAGCGCAAAGGGCATAAAGACCACAGAGGTGTGGCAAAGCTGCCATGGAGGGCAAAACCTCTTCAGTTTCAGCGGCGGTACACTGGTTGGCGTTCAATATGCCGGGAGTCAGTATGCCTCTGACAACATTTTACAGGGCGCGGGCATAAACAGCGGGAGCCAGTATTGGGCACAGTGCGCAGGCAGTGCCAGCGTCCGCTTTGTTCTTGCTTATTATTGATAAGAGGTGAAACCATGGCAGAACCAATCGTAATCAACGCCGAGACGCGAGAAATTACAGTTCCCGAGACAGAACGCGCTTTCGGTGTGGCCGGTGAGCGCAAGGTCGAGGTCAAGCACATCCGCATCGAGGGACGCACCGTAGATGGCACCGACCTGACGCAGGGCTTTTCTTGGAAAGTCAGCTGCGAGAACGCGGGCAAAGAGCTCTGCGCCGACCTGATCGATGGCATTGTTGCCGATGCAGGCAATATCGAATTTGACTGGATCGTAGGCGCGGCACCGATGGCGTACAAGGGCACGATGCACTTCGCTGTCTGCGCCGTGCGCGTGGACGCAGCGGGCAATATCCTGCAGGAATGGCACAGCAAGCTGGGCGCGGGCGATGTCGCCAATGGCATCGAGGCTACCGTCCAGAACATCGGCGGGCAAGACCTGCTCGCGCACATCCAGTCCATCACGGCAGCCGCCCAACAGAACGCAGCAGCCGCGCAGAGGGACGCCACCGCAGCGGCCAAGAGCGCCGAGGATGCGGTCAATAGCGCAGGCGCAGCAGCCAATAGCGCTACCGAGGCACTGAACAGCAAAAACGCTGCCACCAAGAGCGCCGAGAAAGCGGCGGAGAACGCCAAAGCCGCTGGCGATACCGCAACGAAGGTCATCAACGAGGGCATCGCGGAAAAGCTCACGGAGATGCAGAATATCCAGACCGATGTCACGACCAAGAAAGGGGCGGTGGACACCGCTGCGGCCACGACCACGAAGGCCCGGGATGATGCTCAGGCCGCGCAGAAAGCCGCAGCAGACAGCGCCGGTGAGGCGCTGGCGAGCCAGACCGCCGCTGCTGAACTTGCCGAGCAGGCAAAAAATGCAGCTACACAGGCGCAGGGGTATGCGGGTGCGGCAACCTTCGCCATCGGGTACGATGCCGATGGCCTGCTGACCCTGTACATGGACAACGGAAAATCCTGATACAGAAAGGAAAGAACTATGGCACTTGAAGCAATGAATCACATCTTCTCCGAGGAGACCGGCCAGCGCATGGCCGAGGCCCTCGACCGCCAAAACACCTTGCTGGCGGGCATTGCGGCAGGCAACGCAGGCGCAGACTACATCGATGCGAGCTTTGCCGCCCTGCTGGACGGCACCAACACGCAGGCAGTGTTTGAAGCATGGTGGCCCCTCAGCGCGGGCGACAATGTGACCAAGTACCAGCGGCTCGCCCGCTTTTTCCGCATGCTGGCAAAGGCATGGGGTAAAAAGACTTACACCGTGCGCAATATCCATGAGAGCGTGAGCGGCGATGACGCAGGCACCCCGCTGGATGATCTGGCCGATGGCCGCAGCGCAGCCCCGCTCGTAACGGACGCAAGTGCGGCAACGGCAGACTGGTCGGAGAACGACCCCATGACATGGTACATCCGCGCCAACGCCAAGAGCCTGATCGATGGCACGATGGAGATTCTCGCCATTGAGGGCGAGGAAGGCTTTGACATCTACGGCGAGATTGCTCCGGTATATGCGTTCAGCGCAGCGCTGGCCGTCAAAGAGTGGAACGATGGCAGCTACCTCTATACCAGCTGGCGCATGCACACCGGCGGCGGGTACAAGCCCATGGCGGGCGATGTGGCCCCCGATGGCACCCAGCGCCCCATGAGCTGGCACCCCGCCTTTTATGGCGGCAAAAACAGCGCTGGCGGCATGACCAGTGGCGCATACCTGCTGCCCATGCCGTGGACAAGCGCCAATGACGGCAACACCGCCGCCAAGAAGCAGACCGCCTACGATGGCCTGTGGAACGACTGCGATACCCAGTGGGCGCTTATGGAGTGGAGACTGCGCCACTGGACGCTGAGCAACAGCGGCCATCTTGAGGGCTGCACCAACTACAACATTCAGTGTACCCTTGCTCTGGCCGAGACCGGAGTCAAGCGCATTCTGCTCACCAAAGAGAACGGCGCACGACTGCTGGTCGACAGCTGCGTTTGCTTGGGCGAGCACGGCAGCAATACCAGCAATGACCGCAACCAGAGCTACAACCACGACATCTTCAACATCGCCAAGATCACCAGCATCGCTAATGTCACGATTGAGGGCGCCGAATACGCTGCCGTCAACCTTGACCTCGCCAGCACCATCGACACGACCACGACCATGCTGGTCAGCACGATGCCGTGGTCGTCCGGCACCACGGAGCGCCTGCAGGGCCACAGCGATGGTTGCATCGGCAGTCTTACCGATGGCCGGTACCCTTACCGTCTGGCGGGCGTTGAAATGCAGATCGGTAGCTACACGGAGCAGCTGGACCCGCTGTGGAAGGCCAGCATTGTGGACGACCACTGGCGGTATGAGGTTTACTCCTGCCGAGACAGCGCAAAGCTGGCGGGCAGCGTCACCAGCAATTACCAGAAGGTCGGGCAGTTCGACCTGCCGAACGCAAACAAGTGGAACTGGAACTACATCCGCGCTCTGAACGCGATGACGGAGGAGGCCCAGATGCCGACCAAGTTCGGCGGTTCGGGCAGCACTTATCTCCGCGCCGCCTTTTATTCCACCAGCGATCCCGGGCTCTATGCCCCTTGGCGCTTCGGCTATCTCTACGACAGTGCGTCTTGCGGCTTGCCCTGCGCTTTTGGCAACGATGGCCCGTCCAGCTCCCTCTGGGACGGCGTGCCCCGGCTTGCCGGATCGGGTAAGCTGCGGGGTGAATGGCCGGGCGCGTAAGCGCCCGGTCAGAGGGGCCGCAGGCCCCTCACAGAACTCATAACCAATGGAGCGATGTAGCGGCGAATTTGGTGCGCCTTTAATTCCACCAGCGATCCCGGGCTCTATGCCCCTTGGCGCTTCGGCAATCTCAACGACAGTGCGAATTGCGGCTTGCCCTGCGCTAATGGCAACAATGGCCCGTCCAACTCCAACTGGAACGGCGTGCCCCGGCATGCTGATGAAAATCTGCCCGAAAAAGGGCATAAGCGTTGCATCGCGCCTGCGCCATGAAGAGCGCTAATATCATGTGATACCGACACTGCACAGCTGACCCGGCACGAGAGAAACGGTCGGGATGGTGAGAGTGCAGCCGCAGGCTTTAGGCCTGCGAGGCGGCTAGTAGTAGAAATCGGCCCGCCCTGCTTTAAGGGCAGGGGTCGCAACCGAACGCCGTTGAACATCAGCAAGAATGGAGGCAGAACGGCCCTTGCACACAAAACGATACAAGCCCCTCACGCATGAGCTTTGCGTGCAGGCGGTGTTCGGAGCCTATGATGATAAATGGTTTCGCCGGAATTATCTGGCGGACGCAGAAAAGTACGGAGGTGTTGCCTATGCGCGGCTAAAAGCCGAAGCGGCCAAAGAGGAAATGCACGCAAAGATGGAGATCGCCAATGGCATAGCGCTGGAAATGGAGCAGCGTATCGAGGATTTGCTTACAGGCGAGGCGCAAGACCTCGACCTTGACCCGGTGCATACCTTCCCGCGCATTGATGGCATCAGCATGAAAGTCCGGGAACTGAGCGATTGCTGCCCGATGCACCAATGCTTCGGGCATCTGGCGGTGCTGGGCTTAAAGCCCCTCCTGCGGGCAAAGCTCCTGCCATATCAGTTCGCCAGCATCCCGGGCCGCGGGCAGGTAGCCCTCAAGCGGCAGGTGGAGCGCTGGCTCCGGCGAAAAAGTCTGGGCATCAAGTACGCGCTCAAGCTGGATGTTAAAGCGGCTTACCCGAACACAAGCCATGAGGTGGTCATGCGGATCCTGCGCCACGAAATCCCGGGCGCACGCTGGCTGCTGGCGGTCGTTCAATGCCTTATCCGGATGGCACCGCACGGCGGGCTGATCATCGGTGGGTATTTGGAGGCGTGGCTGTTTAATTTGGTCGCAAGCTATATCCTGCGGCAGACGGCCAGCTACATCAAAACGCGCAGAGGCGTGGTCTCGCCGCTGGTCATCCGGGATTGCAGCTATATGGACGACATCACCCTGCTGGGTCGAAGGTGGGCCAGCCTGCAAAGCGCGGCGAGGCAGATCACCGAATGGACAAAGACCCACATCGGGCTGACCATTAAGGATTTCTGGGTGCGGGTGGATTTCCTCACCGTGACCGAGGAGCACAGGCGCAGGCATCTGGACGGCGCTGCCAAGGGGTGCCCGGGTCTGGACATGGCCGGATATGTGATGCACCGAACCTATACCACAATCCGGCGTGCGATTTTCAAACGGCTGCGCAGGCAGCACCTCCGGGCGGCGGCAGACCTCGAGGAGCGCGGGAGCATTCCCCTGTTCCGGTCTTTCAAGCTCGTGAGCTACAAAGGCTACTTCCGGCATTCCCGCTCCCGAGAGGCTGCGGAGAAGCTGGATCAGCAGCATCTATTCAATGCGGCACGATGCACGATTGCTTATGCCGCCAACACGGAAAGGATGATAGCAGCATGATTTATACCGACAATCTGGATCATAAGCCTGCCGCCGTGGAGCTGGAGCGCCTGCCCGATGGCACGGCATGGCTGCGGCTGTACAAGGACATCAAAGAAGTGTCCGAGGAAACCACCCAGAACGGCGAGAACTACACAAGCAAACACTGGGAGGCCACCTGCGCCGCCTGCAAGCTGGGCGCAGACCGCGCCGAGGAGACCGTCAAGACCATCACGGCCAAAAAGGCAGACTGGTGGACTTACGCCGAAGCATGGGAGGAACAGCCCCCCATGACCGTAGCGCAGCGGCTGGACGCTGTGGAAACCGTGCTGGCCGACATGGCCGAGCTGATGACGGGAGGGATTGAGTAATGAGCATCTGGGCATTGCTGTACCGCATGAAGAAGATCACCGCCACGCAGATTTGGGAGAAGGTCGATGCCGGAATCCTGTCTGAGGAGGAAGCCCTCAAAATCTGCGGGCCCCGTCCGTGACGGAGGAAGCAGACCTGCTGGCCAGAGCCATGCTCGCCCTGTGGGATTACCGCGACCGCATCCCTGCGGCGCAAGACCTGCTGGACGAGTATGAGGCGCTGGTCATGAGCACAGACGAGGAGGAGAATCAATGAGACTTTCAAATGGTGAGGTGTTGCTGGCGTGGCCTCTGGCTCAGCACATCATCACACAAGGATGGTTTTACAACGATGGCAGTCTGCATCAGGCCATCGACCTGCGCACGCAGCTCGGCAATACCAGCACGCAGCCGGTATACGCTGCCGAGGATGGCGCCGTGGATCAGGTGCAGGATTGGGACGGCCACACGAAAACCGGGATGCAGAGCTACGGCAATATGGTGCGTATCAAGCACGCGCCCTACGAGGGAAAGCCCCTGCAGACCCGGTACGCACACCTGAGCAGCTATTGCGTCAAGCTGGGCCAGCAGGTGAAAGAGGGTGAGCTCATCGGCTACACCGGCACGACCGGCAATGTGTTTGGAGCGCATCTGCACTTTGAAGTGCTGCTGAACGGCAAGCGCACCAACCCGCTGGTGTGGCTGGACAGCGACTTTACCACAGCGAGCGGGCAGGTGTTTACTTACCGCGCCGGAGAACATGCAGTAGAAAAACCTGCAGACGCTGCGCAGCCCAGCGGCGAGGAAGTGCTGATTGATGTGGCCCACCATCAGGGCGCCATCGACTGGGCGAAGGTTCCCTACCGCGCCATTGTTCGCATCGGGTATCGCGGCTACGGCACCGGAAAGCTGATGAAGGACGAGCAGTACGATGCCAACCTTGCAGGGGCGAAAGCGAACGCAAAGCTGTTCGGCTTTTACTTCTTTTCGCAGGCGATCACAGTTGACGAAGCCCGCGAGGAGGCTGACTTCTGCGCAAGCCTTGCCCCGACTGACTACCCGCTGTTTTTCGACAGCGAATGGGGGCACACGACCGAGACCGGCGAACACGATGGCCGCGCCGACAGCCTGACGAAAGACCAGCGCACGGCAATCGCAATGGCATTTTGCGAGAGAGCCAAAGCGCACGAATTCACCGCAGGCATTTACACATTCACCGCCTTTGCAAGCGCGAACATCGACTACGCCTACCTGTGCGAGGATTACATCGGCTGGCTGGCCGACACGCGCACGAACTACAACAAGACGCTGCCGCGCTACATCCACCAATACGGACAGGGCTATGTTGCGGGCATCACAAAGGTGGTTGACCTTAACCATTTGGTTAAGGCCCTGCCGGCAGCGGACAAGCCCGCAAACAAGCTGCAGGTCATCACGGTAGGCCCCGTGAGCCAAGGGGACGCAGATGCGATATACCTGCTGTGCAAGGAACGCGGCCTGACGGATGCCGGGCTGTACAAGAGCGCGTGGGCGTAACAAGGGGGTAAAACCATGAAGAAACTGTTTATTTCTCAGCCGATGCGCGGCAAGACCGATGACGAAATCCTCAAAGAGCGCAAGGTGCTTATCGCCGATGTGTACATGAAAACCCATGAGGAAATCGAGGTCATCGACTCTTTTTTCGAGAGTGCCCCGGCTGACGCAACGCCGCTGTGGTATCTGGGCGAAAGCCTCAAGCTGCTGGGCACCGCCGATTTTGCGGTGTTTGCCCCCGGCTGGCAGGATTATCGCGGATGCCGCATTGAACACGATGCCGCCGTAGCCTACGGCATCCCCATCGTGGAGGTGTAAATCCGATGCAGTCGTGGAACATCGTCATCACTTCCCCGTGGCAGGTCGTGACAGCTGTTGTCGCCGTAGCTACGGCATTTACAGCCATTGATAAAGCATGGGACACCCTGCTGGCGAAATGGAAAAAGCACAAAGCCCCCGAAGAAGCCCAGAACGCAGAAATCAGCGCCCTTAAAACACAGATTCAGCAAATCACTCCCCGGCTGGATGCCGTGGAGGGGCAGTTGACCGCGATGGGCAAGACGGTCAATGACCTACACACCGGGAATCTGGCGGTGCTGCATGATCGGATTTATCAGATGTGCCGCCTGTGCATCAAGCGCGGGTACATCACCGAGGATGACCTGAACAATCTGAAATACTTATACGACAGTTACCATAGTCAGGGCGGCAACGGAACGGGCACGGAACTCTATAAACGAGCCAAAGCGCTGCCCATCCGTATCGAAACCGAGTAAGGAGGACTAATTCATGGACGACGAAAAAATTACCACTACCGAGGATACCACCGCCAACACCTCCCCGGTGCAGGATTTTTGGAAAAACCTTGCAGCGCTGCTCAAGGTGAAAACCATCATCACGCTGGTTATCATCGCGGTGCTGGCTGTGCTGTCCATCAATGGGAGCATTGAGCCGGACAAGTTTCTCACTATCGCCACGATGGTAGTGGCGTTCTATTTTGGCACTCAGAGCGAGAAAAAGTCCTGAGCGCTGACCGACACACCAACTGACACTTGAGCGGGCATCCTATTTGCGGGATGCCCGCTTTTTTCGTTGCATCGTAAAATATTTCGTGTGACACTTTTGCTGACACTTGCCCCGGAAAGTGTCAGTCTGTCAGATTTTCGACTGACACGCGCTGACGCGGTTTTGCTGTGTGTCAGTAGGTTTGTCATGTGCATTTTCAGCGATATATCATCATATTATTTCTATATATGACACTTCTGACACTTAAAATATAAAAAGATAATATATGGTATAATATACACCCAAAAACGCCATAACGCCCATGTATGCAAGTGCGCATACGCGCGTGCGCGAGAGTGTCACAGGATAGCAAAAAGCCCATCGGTAGATTTCACGGTCTGCCGATGGGCTTTTTCATTTGGGATGCTTTTCAATTTTTTCCTCTACCGCGTCCATGATATAGCGGTTTAGGGATGTGCCTGCTGCTGATGCCGCCTCCCGCCAGCGCTCTTTTGTGCCTTTGGGTGTTCTGATCTGGATGCTGTCGGTTTTCTCACCGAGATATTTTTGCGATGCTGCTTTCTGCGCCTCTGTGTATTTTGCGCCCATTTGGGGTACACCTCCTATCTAAAATATGATACCATATATAGATATATGCTTGCTATATACATATTGCACAATGCTGGCCCCGAAATTCGCCCGAATCTTTGTTAGGTCTGCATATTGCGTATATAGCAAGCATATACTATAATAGAACCATCGAAAGAAACAAGGCAATGCACAGGAGGACATCAAAATGAAAGCGACCCGCACACATTCCGGCACCTACCGCGTGGAACTCACCTATACCGAGGCCGAAATCCTCTACGGATACGGCACCAAGTATATGTATCTGGGCACGGCCCTCAAGATGCCCAGCGCCAAAGCTGACATCGTGATTTGGGTCGATAACAAGTTTGATGTCATCCACGACCTGAACGCCGCCGAGCCTGAGTGCCCGTATGAAGATTGAGGAGGTAAGACATGAAAATCACCTGCATTGACGACGCAAGGTCTTATGAGCGTGTTCTTTACGCTCTCCGCTCTTTGCCGCAAGGCAAAGCCGTCCGTAGTTATGTGGACGACATCAAGCGGGATTTGCGGGCATTCTACCATCGCCCCGATGGATGCGTCAAAATCATCACGGCTGACTACGATAGCGGCTGGCAGCTTATCACTTTGACCGCTAAGACAAAAGAGGATGCCGATGCCGAATTTAACGCCCTTTATTATCGTGTTTGCACCCCGTCGCAGTATGACTGCACGGGTCAAATGTTCACCGTTTCCTACAAGTTGTTCAAGCGCAATGGGCGCTGGATGGCATATCATCACTTCGCTATGGACGTTTAAGGAGGAAAACACCATGATTAACAACGAAACAATTATTTACGAACTGTGCAACAAATATCAGTGGTTCACCTGCGGCGGTGTCCGCCAGTACGAAAAAGCACTGACAATGGCAAAGGGCGGCGTTCCCATCACGGAGCTGGCCCGCGTCATCTGGATTTGCAGTGATGAGGTTCCCTATTTCGACATCCTGACCGCAATCAGCACGTCCGGTTATACCGAGAACAAAAATAAGGAGGAGCAGGTCAATGAATAACACGAACACTGTAATTGATGAGGATGACAGCGGAAAGGTGCGTTATAAGGATTTACGCTGTGGTGATATGTTTGAATATGGTAAGAATAGCGACTTTTACATGAAAACGTCCGAGGGTCGTCTCCATCTTGCGACTGGAATTGTTGAACACATGGATGATTGCATTTTAGTGCTACCTAAAAATGCTTTACTGATAAGAAAAAACTAATACAGTTTATAAGGAGGTTTTTCCCATGAAATACTACCCCATCGACGAAAGCGCGGCTCGCCGCGCCAAACAGGCAAACAGCCTCAGCGATTATGCTGAGGGATCAGCGACCAGCGAATACCGCCGAGAGATTGATCGAGCGGCTACACTGGCGGAGGAGTGCAAGAAAGGCAAGACCGAGGCCCAGCAGGAGAAGATTGATTACCTGCTTGACCGCTATGCCCGCCGCTTGGCTGACAACATGAACGCATCAAACCGCAACCGGGCATCTTGCCCGTCTGTCATGGTCGCCGGATGGTCTAATTTTCCTGTCCGTAAGAAACAGCAGCAACTCTCCCGTGACGACACTCTCATGCGGGAATGGAGGGATATTCAAGGCATCCTTGACCAGATTCGGGCTGTGGGTCACGGCGGCATCAGCGGCATGGATGCTGATGCGCGGGAGCGCGTACAGGCAAAGCTCACCGAGCGCGAGGTCATGCAGGAAAAGATGAAATCTGTAAATGCGTACTGGCGCAAGCACGGGGCGCTCGTAGGCTGTCCGGGACTTTCGGATAAGGAAGTTGCCCGCCTCACGGCATCGATCTCTCAGAGCGCGTCTACGGGGCGTTCTGAGCCGCCCTATCCGCGATGGGCACTGGATAACAATGGCGCTGAAATCCGCCGCCTGCGCTCCCGCCTCGCCGTGCTGGACGCGCAGCAGGCGCAAGGCGATTCTGAGCAGACTTTTACGGGCGGTGTTCTGCGCATTACCCCAGAGCGGGTGCAGTTGGTTTTTGATGATAAGCCCGCCGCCGAGATACGTGATATTGTCAAGCAGTGGGGTTTCCGCTGGGCACCGTCTCAGGGCGCGTGGCAGCGGCAGAACACCGCCAACGGCAGATACGCCGCAAAACAGGCCATCAAGGCCATTGAGGAGGTCGCACAGTGAAAACCGGGAAAGCTATCAAGTGTTGTCCGCTTTGCGGTGGTCGCATTGTTGTCAGTGTCCTATATCAGTGTTCGCTCGACTATGTAATGCGGCAAGATGGGACAATCGGCAATCGGTGCAAGCGCGGCAAGAGTGGCCCTATGGATGCAAGCATTGCCGCCTGTGAGAACTACCGAGCCTGCGATGCCCGGTGGGAAGTTGATGACTTTTTTGTTGACAGTGATAGGCGCTTTTGGGACTATAAATATAGCAAGGAGGACAACTGAAATGGTTAAATACATTAAAGGCGATGTACTAAATTGCGAGGCTACACTTGTAGCGCATCAGGTGAACGCATTCGGAGTGATGGGCGGTGGCATCGCGGCGGCAATCTGGCCGCTGCTGACCCCGGAATCCCAGAGAGCCTATGTGGAGAAATGCCGCCACAACGCAAAGCTCCCAGTAACTGAGTGGATGGGTAGCATCCAGATTTTGGACACAAAGCGCGAGGAGCTGAAAATCTGTAATCTGTTTACGCAGTTCCCCGCCCCGGTTGATGGGTCGTTTGATCTGACTGCCTACAACTATCTGCGGCAGGCGCTCGACCTGCTGAGGGTATACGCCGTATTCAATGATTATGACATTGTGGGCGTTCCTGCCCGCATCGGATGCGGCATTGCTGGCGGTGACCGGGGCAAGGTTCAGCGCATCATTCACGATGTCTACGATGATTCCGGCGTTACGATGCTGATCGTGGATAATCAATAACTCTCTTTGCATAGCGCCTGCATGGCATCCTGTGGGCGCTTTCTCGCGTGTATATGCTTGCTATATACATTTTGCACAACTCCACCCATCATTTTTGCCCGAATCTTTAGCTGCTTTGCCTATTGTATATAGCAAGCATATACTATATAATTAAATCATCGAATGAAACGGCGGTCTGCAACCCGCCAATCAGGTGAAAGAAGGATGAACATGAAAAAGTTTTCTAAAGTCGATACCGCCATAAAGGTGAACATTTCCAGCAGCTGGATTATCTACATCACGAAGAACCATGAAGACGCGCAAGACCTTCATCATTTCGCTATGACGCAGAAAGCAATGATGCCGGAAGGCTGGTATTATACCGTTCAAACGCATCAGGTGATGGAAGATTGCCGGGTTCCTGAATTCTTCCACAATCACGGCTACTGGATGACGGTCATCGAACATAACAACGGTGACTGGAATAAGCCGAGTAAGTACGATCTGTACATCGTTGAATAAGCCGAAACACCCTTTACAGGGTGTCGACCGGGAACAGCCGCCCGGTGCTGATGATGGTCAGGGAAGGCAGAAACAGGCCCCCGCGCGACGGGGAGGAAGGAAAGAAAAATGACGGTTTTTGAAGAATTGACAAAAGGAATGAAGTTCAGCGAACCCGTGGAAGATATCAAAAAGAACATGGTAAAAGTCTTTGAAAAGAATTTCAGATGCCCGCCATGGAATGACGTGTACGAGGAAGGGTGCGCGGGGTTCGCCAGCTGCGAAAGCTGCTGGTTTGGGTACATAAACAGCGAAGCAAAATAAAGGCTGCAAAAGCGAGAGCCGAGCAATCTGGCACGGCAAGCGCTGGATGAAGGAATACGGCAGAACCGGAACGATTACTGCGATTCCTGCAATCGACCCTGAGCCATATCACATTATAGAATGGTGAAAAAATCGGAGCATTGAAAGAGGTGATTTCCAAATGACCTACTGCGCAATTCGTCCGGGGCCGTATGATGCAGGGGCGTATATCACATCGTCTAACAATCTGCGCACCCTCAAGTGGTCTACTGCGCGGGCCGTGGGGCAAAGCGGTGAGGCGATGATATACAGGACGGAGGATTTGACCCTCATCCACATTTCGCTATCCGGTGCACAGGTCTACCGCCCGAAAGAGGGTGTATTCCCCGTCGCCATCAAACACGCGCATCTGGGCTGGATAGATGTCAAAGTGGAGAATGTGGAGAAATAAGAAAAGCCGGAGGCTTTACGCCTCCGGCATTTTTACTGAAAAAACAAACACCGAACAGCTAACAACTATCGTCATCAGCGGTTCGGACGCTTGTACATTGGTGGGAGCTGGTGGATTCGAACCACCGAAGCATTAAGCAGCAGATTTACAGTCTGTCCCCATTGGCCACTCGGGAAAGCTCCCATATTTTGTTTTGTGTCTGCCGTGTCACCCGGCGACGTATGTTATTATAGCAAAGGTGTTTCCAAATTGCAAGCCTTTTTTTGAATTTTTTTGAGATTTTTTCAAAAAAGTTTATTCTGCTCGCAGCATCGTGCAAAAACTATACTTGACATCCTTTTGCGGTTAGCGTACATTTATATATAGTAGAATATATAAGCAACGGGAGGTTTTTACA